CCCGTTGACGTATGGCGCATGCTAACGGTTCGTTCCGCAGGCTGGACAGGATACACGCATCAGTGGGCGGATATCCGGTTTGCAGATCTTAAACCCTACTGTATGGCCAGCGTTGACAGCATATCCGAAGCACAAAAGGCGAAAGCACACGGCTGGCGATTCTTTATGGTTACAGACCCCGAGCACTATCAATCCGTGGAGGGGTCGATCCTGTGTCCAGCATCCGAAGAGGCTGGAAAGAAAACCACCTGCGAAGACTGCGGATTGTGCAAGGGTGCGACAAGCAAGGCCCGGTCAATTCATATACCCGGGCACGGGCCGGCAGGGATCCGCAATCGGGTAAAGGCTAACTTGCTGCGGGGGAAATCACTCAATGTCATCGGTCAAGGGGCTTGAGATGTTGGCGACAATCGTGCTGCAGGCAATGGTGGATCGAAATGAAAACAACACAGGATGGGGGGAGGTATTGAGATTCATTCGCGGTGAGTTGATTTTGTGGGAAGGAATGGAATGGAGGGAAGCACACAATACAGCATACTTCACATTGCGGCAGTACATGGATCGTTGACGCGGCGCGCGCGCAACGGCTCGGCTCTTCGGGGGAGTGGGGCACCCCCGGGGGTCGAGTCCCAACAAGGTAAGGGGGGTGCCCGGCATGGGTTCCCCACCTCAAATATATTAGATCAATTTTTCAACATGTGTGATTTTCACACCCCCCTCTCGAGTATACTGCCCTCCACGCGCAAACGCCTACAAGGAGGGCACCATGCCTATCGACCTCATCGACGCACACGGATTCACGTTCACCATCGACCGTTCCAACCCTGAATCCCTGTCTGCGACCAACCCTTACTTCCCCCATGAGTCGTTCTCGGCGGGAACACCCCAGGAACTCGCGACCACCATCGCCAAATACCTGGATGAGATGCGCCAAGAGTCCCCTCATCTCTTCGAGCAGGCTGTTCAAGCCCGAGTCAAGGCTCAATCCCGTGGATGACTACCATCCCGACCACCTCCATCCCACCGAACTCCTCGAAGACCCAGCAGCCCTGCACGACCAAAACGAGTTTCTCCGCATCGCCAGAGAGAACCCGGTGTTTTTCATGGAGCACGTGTTCGGTGTGACCCTGTGGGAGGACCAGAAGCTGGTCGCCAACGCCGTCCGGGACAACCCACTGGTGTCCTGGCGGTCTGGCAACGGTGTGGGCAAGAGCTACTTCTCTGCAGCGGAGGCCCTGACCTGGTCCCTGGGCCACTATCCCAGCTACACCATCACGACGGGTGCTTCCTGGAAGGGGGTGGAGAAGACGCTGTGGGGTAACATCCGGCGTCTGTGGCGTAGGGCCGAGGAGCGTGGGTTCCGCCTGTCAGAGAAGACCCCGCTGAAGACAGAGCTGGAGTTCGCCGAGCAGTGGGGCATCTTCGGGCTGTCCACGAACGACCCGGAAGCCATGGCCGGGTTCCGCTCTGAACGCGGGGCGTTCATCATATGCGACGAGGCATCCGACGACTCCATCAACGAGGAGATGATCGACGCCATGCTGGGGCTGTGCTCCGCAGAAGGCTCCTGCATCCTGCTCCTGGGCAACCCCATGAAAGCGGAGGGGCCGTTCTACGACTCGTTCTCGGACCCCTCCTGGTACAACCTGCACACCAGTACCCTGACCAACCCGAACTACGTGAGCGGCACGAACACCATCCCAGGCCTGGCATCGAGAGACTGGGTGGAGATGCGCCGTAAATCCTGGGGCGAAGACAGCAACGCCTGGAAGAGCCGGGTGCTCGGACAGTTCCCCACTGAATCCGATGACGTGCTGATCCCCATCGCATGGCTCCAGCACACGCTCCGTCCCGAACCACTCCCCAGGAAGGGCCCACTGCGGCTCGGATGCGACGTGGCGCGGTACGGAGCCGACCGCACGTCCTTCGTTATCCGTGACGACCACCAGGTCATCTACCGGGACTCGTTCTCCAAGAAGAGCACCATGGAAACGTGCGGGCAACTGCAGCGCCTCGCCGTCCGATACGGTATTGATAACGAGTATATTTTCGTAGACGATGGCGGTGTAGGCGGTGGTGTCGTGGACCGTCTGAGAGAGTTGGACTTCGCGGTAGTCGCGGTGAACTTCGGCTCCAAGGCTCAAGACACCACCCAATTTCGGAACCGTAGAGCTGAAATGTACTGGCGAGTGCGCGAAGCACTCCGCCCCGACAGTGAATCGCCAGTCTACATTCCGAAGGTGTTTGGAGATGTTGCCAAGGAACTGACCTGGAGCCACTACAAGTACATGTCTGACGGCAAGCTGCAGATGGAATCCAAGGACGACATCCGCAAAATCCGAAAGGCATCTCCGGACTATGCTGACGCCTTCGTGCTGACGTTCGCCCGGATGGGTTCAGGGTTCTCTGTCAGCATCATGTGACCATATCCATGGACCGTTCCACACCCTGTACGCAGGACTGGAACACAGAGGAGAAGAACGATGGGCAACGCAGCAGGCCTGCCGGGCAAACGTCCTGGCGCGATGGAATCGCGTCCTGACACCAACCCCCGGACGACCGGTTCCCGGAGCGTGAACACCGGCACCCAGCGCAACAGCGGTGCGGCCACGGTGAACACTTCGAAACCGAAGTGACGTGGTGGACGGCCTGCCCCCTATCAAGCGGGGGCGGGCTGTCCGAGTCACATTTCCCAGCCGGGAGCGTTAAATGGGCAAAGCAGTAGTCAGAATCGACGTGGGCACCATCGAGACCTTCCTCCAGGAAGGTTTTTGCTGTATCAGGCCCCGCAGACCCCTGTACGACGGCGAAATCCAAGCCGTTCAACTCAATCACACCACAAATACGGTGGATTTCGTGATTGAAAGCCCCGATCTGCTCCCCAACGAAGAAAAAAGCGTCCCCGAGATGAACCTCTCCTTCGTGATCGGGTGCGCGGAAGGAGATGAAGGGTGAAGAACACCAATAGCCACGTTCAGTGCCCGAATTGCCTCCTTCCCACCAGAAATACCCTCGATCCGACCACAACCAAGTGCCTGGTGTGCGGGATCTACGTTCCCGTCAAGAAATCCAGCGAATTGGACGAGTTTTTGAAGGAAATCGTGCAAAAATGATGGATTTTTTCCGGAAATTGATGGGCAAACCGACACTGAAACAGCAGCTAGACGCCGCGTATCAGAAGGGTTTGGGGAGCGATTTTCTCGACTCATTCCGCAGCCAGGGCAACCAACAGCAACAGGAATTCTTCAATTTCCTGTCTGTTGAGCAGCAACTATCCGCAATGGCTAATAGCGACATCGTTTTTGCGTGTGTCGACCTCATTGCGAAGAGTTTCCTGCGGGCTCCCATCATTATGCAGCGAAAAACGTCCAGGAAGGGCGCGTGGACGAATGTTACGCGTCATCCGGACCTGGACCCCTTCCGGAGCAATCCGTGGCTCTCTATGGCCGATATTGAGGAATACATCGCCCAGCATCTGTCCCTGACCGGCGCTTCCTACCTGTGGAAGTGGCGGGATCAGCTTGGGCAGGTGAAGGAGATCTGGCCGATTCCCCCGGATTGGGTCGAGCCTGACCTGGACGACAACCCCCAGGACACCACTCGAGTGGTCCGTGGGTGGTTTGTGACCCCCGGCCGCACGAACGATGAGGAGATCGCTCCCATCTACGTGCCAGTCGAGGACATGGTCTACAACTGGTACAAGGCTCCCTGGAGCCTCTGGCAGCCTCTGAGCCCCCTGAACGCTGCCCGGAAGCCCCTGGCCCTCGAAGAACTGGGTTGGAACCAGAAGGCCGACACGCTGTCGGACCTCACCAGCGCCATTGTCGCCAAGACCAAGGAAGAACTGACCCGGTCACAAAAAGCCGACCTCCGCGCTGTCCTGCAACAGAAGCTGACGCGCAGTGTTCAGGACAACGTGGTCATTCTGAGTGGGGAGGGCACCGAACTGGATGCCCTGAACCCGCTACAGCAGTTCGAATGGAAGCATTTCAGCCAACTGAACGAGACTCGCATTTGCTCGGTGTTCCATGTGCCCCCTCTCTGCGTGGGGCTTCAGGTGGGCTTGGAAAACAGCCCTTGGTCGAACACCACGGAAGCCAAGCGGTGGTTCTACCAGAACACCATCAGCGCCATGTGGGATCAGATCGCTCGAGGATTGACCCGGTCGTTCATCGCGCCCGAGGACCAGGACCGTCTGCGGTTCTCCTTCGACATCTCCGAGATTCAGGAGATGCGCGACGACATCGACGCCCGTGCAGACCGCCTGCGCCAGTTGTTCGACGCGAGCATTCTGACCCGCCGGGAGGTCAAGGAAGGCCTGGATATCGAGGCCAACCCCGAAGACGATGTCTTCAAGGTGCCGCTCAACATGCAGGTGGTCCCATCTGACCCCTCTGGAGATGGTGAGATTCTCTTCGAACGTCCGGGACAGGAGCAAAGCAGCGATGAGTCTGAATCAGACGGAGATGATTCTGGTGATGATTCTGGGATTGCAGACGATGCTGCTGATAGTGCTTCTGAAAGTGCTGATGCTGCTGAACCGGTGGGAGATGAAGCGTGAAGGACCGGACTTGCGCACATCGCAAGACCTTGATTTCGCAATGGGCGAGTTTGGCGTCCCGCAGGCTCAAGATATCGCTGAAGAAGCACGTGAGCGAAGCCGTGGAGCGTATAAAGCTCGGCGACAAGAGCGGAATCCCGACTAATTACGACAAGCGGTGGGGCAAGGAATACGAACAAGCTCTACGGAGCTACGTGGCTAAGGCCGCGATCCAGGGATATGGGACCGACGGCGAGGCCCCACACCTGGAAAAAGTAACTAAATTCGTCCAGGATGAGTCACGACGGATAGCTCACATCATTGCTGCCAGCATCGAAGACGAGTACCACTGGGCCTTCCCTCCAGGAATCTTCCACACTTCCCGAAAAACACGTCTGGAACAGATGCGTCATGAGATGCATGCTTGGTGTGTGTACTACGCCAGGGACGTGTCTCACGGTCTCTGTTCCTGGGCCTTCAACTGCGGTCTGGTTTACAAGTACCGCGACGAGGGTTTCCGGGAAATTGAGTGGTATTCGCCCGAGGATGTCATCCGACCGGCGAATTTGCTGCACCAGAAGCGGGTCCTGATCGGCGATTACTTCGTTGAGCCTGGAGCCGTCCTGAAGTGGAGCGAAGAGAACGAGTGGGAGAGCATTCAGGTGAAACGCCGGGTTCTCCATCCGCCCCTGAGAGTGGGCGACGACAGTACGATATACCCGGTTCCGGAATAAGGAATAGCCATGGCAGACATTTCCCCGTTCACCATCCAGGAAGTGACCATGACCGGCAGTCCGGTAAAGGTCACCATCCCCAAGGCATGGAAATCCGTCATGATTCGGATGCGCAATCCTGCCATCACGTTCCAGCTTTCGGCTGAAGGCGAGGCCACGTTCATGACGTTCCAGGCCGGTGAGAGCGTTCCGATGAGCAGCCACAACATGTCCGAGAATCCTGACACCGACGTGTTCTATGTGAGCGCGACGGCTTCGGAAATCCTCGAGGTTCTGGGGTGGATTCGTGAGTAATATCGGCGTCGGTGCGGATACCGACGCAACTATTCGCGTTGCGCGATCTGGTTCGAAGATTCGAGGCTTCCTCAACGGGGGCTTCGATTCTGCATTTGGTATTACAACTACGGATGGTGGCGGTGGGGCACCTCCCCCCGCACCCACTTTCTTCCTGCTGCTGGAATCTGGCAGCGACCGAGTCTTGCTCGAGACCGGTGACCGCCTTGTGAAGGAGGACGGCTGATGGCCGACCAAAAAGTTACAGCACTTCTGGCTGGCTCTGGCCTGGCTGACGCAGCCCTCATTTATGTCATCGATGATCCTGGGGGTTCTCCGACCTCCGTGCGTTACACCATGGCCGAACTGCGGGCGTATGTGAACGCTTCTGGGCCCTTGGACTTCCAGGGCCTGTGGGACGCCGACACCAACAGCCCCACCCTTGTCTCTGCCACCGGAACTGAAGGCCATGCATACGTTGTGAGCGTGGCCGGCACCACCACCCTCGACGGCATCAGTGTTTGGGCTGTTGGGGATTGGGCTGTGTTCACCAGTGGTGCTTGGCGCAAGGTCGACAACTCTCAAACTGTGCCTCCTCACGCCAGTACTCACGAAGCCGGCGCGGCAGACGAGATTGTTGTCGAGGCGCTCGGCAACGGTGGTGCCGTGGCAGGTAACGTCCTGACCGCGAACGGTGACGGCACCCATGACTGGGACACCGTGCCAAGCGCCCCGGTGACATCTGTCTTCGGTCGGACTGGTGTGGTTACCGCACAGCCGAATGACTACAACTGGGCAGACATCGACCTGACGGGCTCGGACCTTGATGACTTGGATGTGAAAAGTCACACCAGCCTGACTGACATCGGCACCAACACCCACGCCCAGATTGATACACACATTTCGGACACGGCCAACCCCCACGGAACCGACATCGGAAACCTGGGCAGCGGCACCCTGGCTGAACTCAATACGGCGGTGACGGATGCCACCCTCATCGACACAGGAGACAGTCGCCTGAGCGATGCCCGGACACCGACCAGCCACGCCAGCAGCCACAGCGACGGCGGTGCGGACGAGATCGATGTGGGCAACCTGGGTTCAGGTGCCACGCCTGCAGGGCGCATCTATGAGACCGACGGCGCTGGCGGCCTGACGGCAATCACCACGCCGAACGGAACGCCCTCCGGCGCTGACACGCAAGTCCAGTTCAATGACGCCGGCAGCTTTGGCGCGGATGCGGACTTCACTTACGACAGCACCAGGAATGCCCTGTCCACGGACACCTTCGCTGGTGGTGGCGACACCGACCCGAACGTGAACGGCTCAACCATTCGCACACACCACTCATCGAACATCGAGGACGGCGATGCAATCTCGGCAGGTATGCACATCCGTCGAGCGTCCACGAACCCGAACCTCGCAACTCTGCTCTACATGCTCCGAAGCCGTGGAACAAAGAACAGCCCAGGGCTGACCTCGGCCGGTGACCTGCTGGGCCGCATCGGCTTCGGTGCGTGGGATGGCAACTGCTACGAGAACGCTGCGTTCATCGAGATTCGACTGGACTCCAATGGGACCATCCAGGCCAACAGCGTCCCAGGCGAGATGAAGTTCAAGACCAGCCCGAACCTTTCCGACTCTCCGGCCGATGCTCTGACCATCGACATGGACCAGTCGGTCATCGTCCACAACCGAATCAAGATGGACGAAACTGGTGCGCCTACGGTGAGCGGCACGGGCGAAATGGTCGCCTACATGGACAGCACCAGCGACACGCTGAAGATCTCGCTCAACGGTGGCGCGTTCTTCGATGTCATCACCAGCGACACCGAGAGCGCAGGCGTCACGGATCACGGTGCCCTGACCGGGCTGGCGGATGATGACCACACCCAGTACAGCCTCGCCGATGGCTCCCGTGACTTCACCGGCACGGTCAACGGTGTCAGCCCCACGACTGCCGCGCACCTGGCAACCAAGGGGTACGTCGACGGCATCGCCGGGGGCGTGTCCTGGCAGAGCCCGCCGGCACGCTGCCGGCAGTACATCGGGAACCGCACCATCGCAGAAATCGACCTCATCACCGGCACCCGCACCGGAGACACCGTGGTGGCTACCGATGCAGGCACGCCCTCCAGCGGTTCGTCCGACGCCCTGGTGGCCGGGTCCGTGGCTGAGTGGAACGGCACCGAGTGGAAGGAGATCGTGGCCGGGTCCGGTGGGTTCGTGCCTGCCAGCACCCGCCTGCTGGTCGCAGAGTCCGCAGCCCCCACCACCCTGTTCGCACCTGTCTCCAGCGACCCGAACCGGTACGCCGATTTCGACGGCCTGAGCAACACGCCCACACTGACCGCGCCCAGCGACGGCGACGGCATCCTGGTGTCCGGGAACGGCAGCGTGTTCGAAGACACGGGACACACCTACAACGACACGGGTGCAGGCATCTGGGTCCAGTTCACCGGAACCGGGTTCACCACTGCAGGCGCTGGCCTGACGCAGAACGGCAACATTGTCGACGCGGGTGCTGGTGACGGTATCACGGTCAACGCGGACAGCATCGAAGTCCGCGTCGAAGCCACCGAACCCTCCCTCCAGAAAGTGGGTGGAGAGCTTGGTGTCAAGACCGGCGGTGGTATCACCAAAAATGCAGACGGTCTCGAGGTCGATCTAGACCCCAACGGTGGCCTGTTCCTTGGCGCGGGTGCCTCGGCACAACTGGCGTTCAACAAGGACGGCACGGTCAACGTGGCCGATGGCGCAGCCCTGACGGTTGCGGCTTCCGGGGTCAGCATCGACGGCGACATCATCAACATCGACCAGAGCCTGACCAACATCACCCCGGACACGGGTGGCACTGGTGCAGACGCTGCCGACTTGGCAAGCATCATCCTGGGCATCGACAACGCCCTGGCGGCAGGGGCCTCCACGATCCAGACCCGGACTTCCGGGACCAACCCGACCGTGCCGAACGCGACGGACAACGTGATCCTTTGCAGCATCGCCATGAACGTGAACCTGGGCGCTGCCTCCGGCCTCACCGGACGAGAGTACACCATCAAGAACATCGGCACCGGGACCGTCACCATCAACCCGGACGGCGCTGAGACCATCGACGGGGCTGCAAGCCACGCCCTGAGCACCCAGTATGAATCCGTGCGCATCGTCTGCGATGGCACCGAATGGTGGATCATCTGATGAGCTACTTCCCCGACCCGCTGCCCAAGAGCCTGGAGGTCAACGACACCCCGACCGGTGCGTACACGTTGGTCGACTCTGACAACGGCAAGCTGGTCGAGATTGACGCAGGGCTCACGGTGCCCACCGGGCTGGCCGTGGGCTTCCGCTGCAGGGTCCACCTGGACAACGCATCGGCGCAGGCTATCACCACCACAGGCGTGACCGTAGAAGGTCCAGAGGTCGCCGGGCAAATTACCGCAAACGGTACGATTGATGTCGTCATCACAGCAACCGATACGGCTCTAATCTATGGTGACCTTGAAGAGTTCACTGGCATTACCAAGGCGGGTACATTTGACGGGGTGAACGAATACCTTGTGAGTCCGAATACCACCGACGGAAGTATCGGCCAGGGTGATGACACTTACAATGTGGCAGCATTCTGTTGGTGCCGATGGGATGGAACTTTACCAATGCCATCGTCACACAGCCCGTTCAACAAATATGTCGCCGCCTCAACAAACCGAGAGTGGCTGATCGCGGGTGACAGGTCTGGATTTAACAACAAGCTGTATGTGGTTGTGTCGAGGGATGGTAGCTCGTCAAACATCAAACTGTATATTGCTAACGACGCGACGGACTTTGCTGATGGCACATGGCACCATGTGGGATTTGTGTTTGAGGGTGCAAACGGGGGCGGGGACGGAACGCTCACGCTATACCAGGATGGTGCAGCAGTCACCACCGTGGTCAAATCCGTGGATGCCACGGTGACTGATATCCATACCGGAGGTGCTGCATCACTAGCGATTGGTGCTGACAGCAACACCGGTTCAGACTGGAATGGCCCCGTGACTGGTTGCTGCATTTTCGAGGGTGTTGGGATGAGCTTCGGCCCGGCCGAGGTCGCCGAACTTTATGGGGGTGGCACGGCCACCGCTCTGAACCCATCAGCACATAGTCTGTCTGCGAACCTCCTATGCTCTTACACGTTCGACAAGCCTGGTGATGACATGACCGCAACCACCGGGCAGATTGGTAGCAGCGTAGGATCATATGCAGACCTGACGCCGACGAACACCGAATCCGGCGACCTTGTAGACTTCCCATAAGGAATTAATGATGAGTCACAACCATTTGACCTATGCCATCTGCGCCCGCTCTGCTGTCGACGTTCTGACCGTCGAGCAGGGCGTGGCTTTGTTCGATGCTGTGCATGGAACCTACAGCACCACCCGCCAGAGCCTGGACGGCGTGGACATGGTTCTGAAATGGACGACCGCAGACGGAGTGCCACCCAACATTCCGGCGCACACGACCTACACCCACGCGGGAATCCTGGCCGAAATGGCCGACCCCCATTGGACCGCAGCGGAGTAATCAGTGAGCTACTTCCCCGCACCGTTCTCGACGTTCACGGATGTGTCCTCCGCAACCGGTGGGCCCATCGGCCTGTCGACCAATGAGTCGGGCAAGCTGCTCATCGTAGACGATGCCGTCACGGTTCCCACGGGTCTGCCGGTCGGTTTCCAGTGCGCGGTGTTCAATGATTCCGGTTCGGCCGTCGACCTCACCACAACCGGGCTCACGGTCAAAGCAAGCGGAGCGGCAGACAACATCGTGGCAGCCGGCAGGGTCGTCATCCAGGTCATCGCTACTGACACCATTCTGCTGACCGGTGATTTCGGTGCATTCGACCCGTCGACCCTCCCTGGCTACACGATGCACATCGACCCGTCTGATACCGGGACCATCACGGAGTCGGCTGGGGACGTTTCGCAGATCGACGACATCAGCGGGAACGGACACCACCTTGTCCAGGGCACGGCATCGCTCCAGCCTCAGACGGGCGTGGACACAATCAACGGCCTGAACGCAATCAGTGGAGACGGGACTGCCGACTTCATGCAGACGGCTGCGGGAATCTTCGCAGGTGGAACCGTCAGCGAATGCACCTTCTTCCAGGTGGTCAAGAACGCGGCAGACCTCAACGCGGTGAGCGCGGATGTGTCCCCGAACGGGTCTGGATACAGTGACGCACCACAATGCCTGATGACGCAGATCGCATACAACCCGACCGGCGGCAGCGAGAACCGGTTGTATATTAACCAGTTCAGCGACTCACTCACAGTCACCGCCCGGTACGCACACGGATGGGCCGGCAGCGAGATTCATGTCATGGCATACAGAGTTTCGGTGGCAAACAACTACCAACAGATCTGGGAGGATGGCGTGTTGGCTGACGAGGCCAACGGGCCCGACACGGTTACGGCTTGCAATGTCATCGGTGGCCTCTCATGGCTTGGCTTCCCAGGCACAGCCTCAGACACCCGCCGGTCTGACAACGCGCTGGGCGAGCTTATCGTCTATGAGGCTTCCCTGACTGATGGACAGATCGGACAGGTGACCGATTACCTGACCACGAAGTGGGGGCCTGTATCGTGAGCTACAACACCGTCCTCTTCGACACCCAAGCCGAGGCCGACGCGCAACTGGCCCTTGACCTTGCGCACTACAAGTCGGGCTGTGCCTGCCCGTACCACCGGGAGAAGGTCACCGCCTGGGCCGTGGCCCGTGAGCGACTCGATGGCAAGTGGGCCTATGAGGTTTGCCCTGGTGTTGACTACGGCAGCCAGACCATCGTGGCCTTCGATGAGGCGGATTACGCATGAGTTATTTCCCTGACACCGAGCCCAGGACCGAGAACGTACTGAGCGCCACGGGTGGCCCTGTCATCCTGGTCGACTCTGACACCAGCAAGCTCATCCGGGTCGACAACTCGGTGACGGTCCCGACCGGACTGCCAGTGGGATTCAACTGCCGCATCCAGAACGTGGGCGGGTCCGATGTTGAACTCACCACCACGGGCGTGACTATCCAAGGGTTGAACACGGCACCTGACAGGATCACGGCCAGTGGCGTGATGGAACTCACCATCACAGACACGGACACCGCGCTCATCCGTGGTGATGTCACTACCTTCTCCGGGCTGACTAAGGCGTTTTCGTTCGACGGCGTGGACGAGAACCTGGACGGTGACACGGCCGACGGCCTGCTTGGCCCCGCTGCCGATGATACCGTGAACGTCGCGGTGTTTGCCTGGGTGGACTGGAGTGGCTCTGGCGCAGAGTATGTGATTGCCAAGGGTGGGAGCTGGTCAGGGTATCGCATCTACACCAATGTCACAACCATGCGGGTGCAGATCTTTACCAACGTTGGCAACCAGTTCAAAGAATACCAGACCCCCGCATCGACTCTCACATCGGGCGGCGGATGGAAGCACATTGGTTTCACATTCGACGGTGCCAACGGCGGCGCGGACGGAACTTTCAAGCTGTGGATTGACGGGGTGGAGCAGACCCCGACGATTAACACCGACCAGAACATTCCCTATATTGGGCAGAATACTGGCGCGTTTGAAATCGGCGCACTCAACAGCGCCAGTTTCTTCACCGGAGAGATCGCAGGTGCCTGCGCCTTCGCCGCGTCAGGCATGACCTTCGGCAGCACCGAGGTCAATGAACTGTATGGTGGTGGAACGGGTGGGGCTATCCGGCCGACCGACCACAGCTTGGCAGCGAACCTCATCTTTTCGTATGACGGCAGCCAGCCGGGTGATGACATGACCGGCGGCACCGGACAGATCAGCAGCGGGGCAGGAACCGACGGCCCGCTGACTCCAGTGAACACTGAGGTCGGTGACCTGGTGAACTTCCCATAACCTTGTGGAACACGGTTTTGACCGTAGGTATAAAAGACACGAAGGAGCCACCAAATGGCGCGGCAGTTCAAAGCCAAAGCGAGCAGTCCTACCTCTATCAATGAGGCAGAACGCCGTTTGTCGGCCACCATCACCACCAACAGCGTGGACCGGGATGGTGATATTGTTGATCCCAAGGGCATCGACCTGGTGAACTTCCTGAAAAACCCTGTCCTTCTCTGGGCGCACGACGCCAAGCAGATGCCCATCGGCAAGGTGGAAAACCTGGATGTCGATGAAAAGGGTATTGTCGCGGATATCAAATTCGCCGACACCACCGCCGGCAGAGAGGTCTTCGGCCTCTACAAGGACGGCATCCTGAACGCTTTCAGCATCGGATTCGTGCCCAAACGCCCCAACGGCGTCGAACCACTCACCAGAGAGGACGCAGACGGCAACGTGTTCGTGACTGGGTTCCATATCAAACAGAGTGAATTGCTTGAGCTTTCGGCTGTGCCGATCCCGGCCAACCCGGAAGCCCTGACCCGCGCCATGAAGAGTGTGTCGGAGGAATCTCTCAAGGAATCCTTCGCTGCCCAGGAGGCCAGTCAGCGACTGGAGCACAGCGACCGGGTTGTGAAGGATGAGCCATCCTGGAAGACAGTGTCCAAAACACACGAAGACGTATTGCATATGGGTGGCCCCTTCGGTCATCATTATGTGGCTGAAGGTGAGATGCTCCTCCACAAGGAGGGCCTGCACCGAGCCTGGGAGAATGCCAGTGGTGGTCTCGACGGCCACGTTTACGGCGAAGAGTTGGTGCATCTGCACAAACACATGAAGGCGCTGGAGATGCAGGACAACATCTACCACCTGGTGGTCAAAGGCTCCGAAGCCCACGTCTACCAGACCGCAGAAGAGGGCTTCAAGAAGGCCACCGAGGTCTCCGTTCGAAAGACCTCCCTGCAGAAGAGCATCACCGACCGTGGCAGCAAGGGGAAAATCCCCACTGCTGTCGTTTTCGGTGATGAGCCGATGACGGAATACCATCTTGAAGTTCTGCAGATGCAGGACGGAGAGATCATTGAAGCGAAGATTCTTGGGATCAGCCATGTGCTTCCCATCGTCAACACCAAAGCCACTCCCGAGGATGACGGAGCAGGGCAGGCCGACGACGATGCGAACAAAGAACTGGGCACCGATGAGGTCGCCCCCCGCCGGCAGAAGGAAGCTGCCCGGCGAGAGCGGTTCCTTGCGAAACTGAAGGCTGACAGTGACAGTTTTGCGCTCCGTGCGCGTAAGGTGCAATAGAAAAAAGGAGTTCCACTGTGGACATCAACGCACTGCAGAAGAGCCTCGATGAAGGCCGGGAGAAGCTCTCCGAGCTTAACCTCGCCATCGACCAGGCCGAAGACGAAGAGACCATGAACGCGGCCGAAAAAGCGTTCAACGAGAAGCGCGATGAGGTCGAAAGCCTCACCGAGCAACTCGAGAAGGCCATGGACGACCATGACGCCGACCAGCGTGCCAAAGCCGCCAGCGCCCGTGCCGCTTCCATGCAGGAAGTGGATTCCAAGGCTGCTCTCGGTGGTGGTCAGCCCAAGGTGAAGGCCGAAGCCTTCGACATGAGTGCCAAGATGAAGGCCCACGAAGAGGCTGCTGCCCGCTTCCTGAAGAGCGGGCCCAGCCACGTCTCCGGCCGTGAACTCGACCTCATCAAGCCCGCCAAGCACTGGTCGGAAGCGACCGAAGGTGGCATCACCATGCCCCGCTCCTGGGGCCTGAAGATGTTTGGCCTGAAGTGGGCTCGCAGCGTCGGCTACAGTGATGCCGAAATCGCCGCCTGCGTCAAGGCCACCATGGTCTCGAGCGACCCGGGTCTCGGTGGCAACACCGTGCCGGAGGACTTCCGTCCCACCCTGCTCAACCTCCCGACCGAGGAAGCCCACATTCTGCCGAACGCCACGGTGGTCCCCGCCCCCACGGGCGAAGTGACCTTCCCGAAGGCCGTGCAGGACGCGGGTGACGAGTACGGCGGCATGGCCGGCTCCTGGATCTCGGAAGGCGGCACCAAGCCCAACACCGACACCTCCTTCGAACAGGTGAAGATCCCGACCCACGAATTTGCTCTCCACACCCAGATCTCGCACCGGCTCCTCAGCCGCTCGGCCATCGCCATCGAGAACTGGATCCAGACGGTCGGTTCCCGGGTCTGCCTGGACGCCATGGACACCGCCTTCATCAGCGGTACCGGCGTCGGTCAGCCCCTCGGCATCCTGAACACGGCCGGCATCGGGACCACCACCCGTGCGGGTGCGGGCATCACCGAGGATGACCTCATCAACCTGAAGTACGACCTCGCGCCGTACCATCGGGGTGGTGGGACCTACCTGATGAACGACGACGTTCTCCAGGGCCTCGAACTCCGCAAGGACGGCGAAGGTCGCCCCCTGTTCACCGCCAGCACGGCCAACGGCGTGTTCGACCGCCTGAGCGGCTTCCCGTTCGTGTCGCACACCCGTCAGCCCGCCCTCGGTGCCGATGGGGACGTGATTTTCGTGGACCTCCGCGAATACTACGTCGCCATGGAGCAGGACATCGTGATGGTTCGGAGTGACCACTTCGCCTTCACGAACAACGTCGCCACCATTGCCATCTTCATGGTGGTCGGTGGGCGTCTCGTCCAGCCCCGCGTGGCAACCCAGTTGGTCACCTGACCATAACTGAGCAGCCGCCAAAACCCCCCGGGCCTGGGTCACTGGGTCCGGGGGGTTCCCTCTTTCAGTGACCACCGACCAAGGAGCAGGACCATGAAGGGTATCGCGAAGAAGTCAGGCGTTGAGTACCTCGGAGAGCACGGCCATCTGCGTGTGACCCGCGAAGGACAGCCTGTCACCCTCATTCGCCGCCAGGATGTCGAACACTTCCTGGCAGAGGGGATCATCGATGACCCTTCCGGCCAAATCAAGAAGAAGAAAAAGCCCGGCCCCATCACCACCGACAAGGTGTTTGGTGGAGAGCCCGAGGAACTCCCTGCAGAAGAGCCCAAGAAGGAACCGACCCTGAAGGAACTGGCCCCCAAGGGCAGTCTCGTCATGGTGGGTGAAAAAGGCGGTGAAGTCATCGCTCACGCCAAGGGCAAACTCAAGGTACGGTTGGACGGCGAAGACACACCCATCCTACTGGACCTGGATGAAGTTGAGGTAATGCACTGATGCCACTATTCAAGTACCGGCTCAAGGAAGATCAAGCTCCGAGAGCCTTCACAGATCCCGAGCACAAGACTGTTCTTCGTCAGCCTGGCGAAGAGTTTTTCCTTTCTGATCTATCCGTCGCGAAGTGGGCCGTGAGCCAAGGCATCATCGAACATGTGGGCGCAAACAGCGACCCCAAGCCGGCACCCGCCCCGCAGGAAGACCCTATCGAAGAAGATGACGACTTCGAAGAGGGTACTGAGGTGGAGGACGACGATGCCGATCTTGGTGACGGTTGACGAGGTCAAACGCCTCGGACGAATCGATACAGCCCTCAATGATACGCTTCTCTCCGATCTGATTGATGACGCGGAGAACTGGGTCCAGGAGTGGCTCAATATCAAGTTCGCTGCCACGACCCTGACTGCCACTGATGAGCGCATGGATGGCGGGGGTAAATACCTCTGGCCCCGGAACGCACCCATCACTGGCCTGACATCTATCAAGGATGGCTGGAACGACGACGAGGACATCACGGCAGACGTTGACTGGTTCTTCACCGAGACCCGCATCCACCTGAACCAGGGAGACTGCTTTCCTCTGGGAGAGGCCCGGTGGAAGGTGACCTACGACTACGGATACACTCCCGCCACCGCCCCTGTGGGGCTAGGCACGGCCATCAACATGATGGTGCAGCGGGTATACAACAACTACGACGCCAAGGAGCGTCTGGGTGGTCAGGGTGGCTCGAGTTCGAACACCGCCTGGCAGAACATGGCAAACGAGAACGACATCCGCAGCATTCTGCGGCGGTTCTCCTTTTACAAGAACATTGACTGATGGGTGCAGGCAACCTCCAACCAGCGATGATCAAGGTCGAACCCACCAGGGTGCGCGACCCCAAGGGCGGCGGATACACTGTGTCCGACTCGCCCGACACTCTGATCTACCTGAAGTTCGAGACGCACACCAACGAGGCTGTGAACGTTGCCGTCAGAAAAGAGACCGAGGTCAAGGTGCGCTCCATCATCCTGTTCGAAGGTGCACTGTACGAGGTCATGGAGATTCGCTTCTCTCCAGAGAGCACCTTCAAGGGACTGACCATTAAACGGCTCGAGCGGCCCATTGATGTAAAGACTGTCTAATGCCAAAGTTCACCGATCTCCCAGCCACTGCTGCTGTCAACCTGGATGACCTGTTGTGCAAGTCGGATGACCCCGGCGGCACGGCTGTGTCCGAGTCGATGACGATGCAGCAGTTGGTGGACTTCTTGAACCTGAACCTGACGTTTCCGCCTGGCACGGCTGACCCGACCAAGCTGAAGCGCAGAACCTGGATGAGACTCTGATGCCTGAGACCTTCGATGAAGCCAATGCAACAGGGACCACCAACGGCACCACGGCGGTGACGATGGTGGCCGTTCCTGGCGGTGCAAACCAGCGGGCCAGCGTGCGGGCCTGGACGATCAAGAACCCGGCGGCGAATGCGAAGCGCACGGTGACATTCCTGCTGGACGGCACGCTGCATGGACAGTTCGACATGGACCCGGGCGATTACCTGGAGTTCGACGGCAACCTGGTGGTCACCGATGCTGACACCAACGGCCTGCAGGTGCAGCTTGATGCTGCGCCGGTTGTCGAGATGTCTTGGACCGTCAGCTACGCGGACACGGAGAACGCCTGATGGGCTACAAGGTATTCGACAGCGATGGGAACCTGAAGGTCACGACGGCCAGCACTGGTGTCCCTGCCCACAGCCCAACCCATGAGGCCGGCGGTGCCGACGAGATCGATGTCACCGGCCTCGCCGGGCTGCTTGCGGACCCACAGACGCCGCTCGCCCATACCTCCACCCACCAGGACGGTGGATCGGACGAGCTTCCTGCGGAGACACTGCCCACGGCAGAGACGGACACCAGCCTGTTCCTGCGCCCGGACGGTTCGGGTGGCGTGGAGTTCGCAACCCCACCCAGCGGAAGCGGCGAGGCGAACACGGCAAGCAACCAGGGCGCTGGCGGGGTGGGTCCGTTCAAGCAGAAGACCGGGGTTGACCTGGAGTTCCGCAATATCAACGCGGAGGACGCTGCCATCACGGTGGCGCTCGATGCCGGGAACGATGAGATTGACATTGGCCTGGGTCCTCATGCCTCACGCCATGAGAACGGCGGCAGCGATGAGATCAACGTGGCCGGTCTCTCTGGCCTGCTCGCAGATGCGCAGACCCCGACAAGCCACGCGGCATCCCATCAGGATGGGGGTGCAGACGAGATCAATGTGGCGGGATTGAGCGGCCTCCTGGCTGACGCACAGACGCCTACATCACACGCATCCACGCATGAGGACGGAGGGGCAGACGAGATCAACGTGGCGGGCCTCTCCGGGCTTCTCGCGGATGCCCAGACCCCAACGGCCCACGCCGCATCGCACGAAGATGGGGGCGCTGATGAACTGACAGTGCAGAACCTGGGCAGCACAGGCGCATCAGCCGGTCAGATCCTGGAGGCAGACGGAGCCGGTGGCCTGGCATTCGTCACCCCCAGCAGCGGCATGACCTTTGGCACCGAGTACGAGGTTGACAGCGCGGAGGCATTGCAAAGCACCACCAGCGGAGCGCCCGTCAACGCCATCACCTTCACCACTGCGTCAGTGCCAGCAGGCACATACCGCATTGGCTGGAGCATGGAAGCGAATCACAGCAATGTTCAAGACGCCATTCAGATAGAGATTTTCGAGAACGGCAACAGCATCGCGGATTATGAGATTGAGCCCAAGGATACCAGGAACTGGATGGCGTTCTCCGGGTTCTACCACTTCGTGGCTACTGCTGGCACCCAGACGTTCACGGTGGACTACAACCAGACCCGTGGTGGAACCGCGTCACTGCGCAAGCTGCGCCTTGAGTTCTGGAGGGTCGCCTGATGTCCATCGAGCCGGTGCGCCTGACGCACAAGAGCCAGATCACAGTCGGTGAGCCTGAGACCTCCGGGCATGTTCGTTACGAACCGGTGCACATCGCAGACGTTCCGGCGCTGTCCTCTGGCGTGGTGACGTTCACATGGCCCTATCCGGTCGACATCCTGAGTGGGCACATCCTGTCCGTGACGGACGGCCTGGGTGAGATGGCCGTTACCAGCCATGACGAGTTCAGTTCATACAGCTCGGTCATCATCGGGCAGACCACGACGGCGCATGTAGTCGGTGACACCACGGTGAACATCGCCAAGGGCGCACCGGTCGAGTTTGATCAGGGTGATGCCGTCAAGCTGAATGGGAACATCAGCGAGGTCGATGAAGACGAGGGAACGTACCTGACCCTCTACACCGCCCTGACCGAGGACATCGCGGCGGGCACCTATGTCGACTTCCGGCGCTATTTCGTAGGAAGGCCAGGGTCTCCCCTAATCATGGGCCAGCATGTATTGGACCTTGAGTTCGGCGGGGACACCAGCGACAGCAGCAGAATCCCCGTAGGTGTCAGCCTCAACATCGAATACAAAAACACCCACGCCACAGAGGTGCGTGATGTGCATGGCTATTTGGCCTTGCTGTACTGAGGAGAGCGCCGTGAGTGAGGGCTCGGTGATGATCGTTCTGGTCGTGTCCCTGGTGGGCTTCATCATCTGGGACATTTGGCTGGCTGCAGACAGGATTGAAGGCAACACCATCAGCGAGGTGGTCAGGAAGGTGTCGAAGCCGCACCCCATGATCCCCTTCGCGCTGGGTGTTTTAATTGGTCATTGGTACTGGTAAGGAGCAGACCATGGAACAGTTGATGGAATTTTTGAACAGCACGGCCGGTCAGGGCCTCATTCACGCGCTCGGCGTCATGGCCGCAGCGTGGGTTATCGGCAAGATCCTGACGAAGAAGCCGGAGTGGGAGAAGTACCGGGGCACCCTCGCCTGGGCCTGTAAGCAGGCCGAGGAGATGATTCCCGACAACCACGAAAACAAGAACTACGCCAGGTTCGACACGGCGCTGAAGATCGCTACTGAGGCCCTCGAGAATCGCGATGTGAACGTGACCGCAGCGTTGATCGACAGCTTCAAGATGGGTATCGACATCGTCCACCGTGACATGGAGACGCGCAACAAGCTGCCGGTGCCTGAACCGGAACTGGACAACCCGTCCTGATGTTCAGGGCGCTTATGGAATTTGTGGTCGGTTTACTGGCAAAATTGATGTCAACACCGGCCAGGACGTTCAAAGGAGGAAGCAGTGAAGGCACAGCAGAGCCCCTCCCGCCAGAAGACTACGATGGTCTGTATGGCACTGGTGATGGCATGCCTCCTGCTGACGGGGTGCACGATAGGCGTTAAAGAGCACCATGAGCTTCTCTACGTCTCCCCCGTTCCGATCCCTGAAGCCTCCAAGGGGGTGCCGGTAATCGCTACCGATAAGCCGGTCCCCCTTGGTATTTGGGGTAAGGGTGAGAAATACGAGAAGAGCATCCCCGGCTACGTAGTCGTGGATCCTCACTTCTACGCCAGGCTCGTAGAGCGATGGAATAAGGGACGCTGATGGAAGCACTCGCAAAGATCATCGAGGATTATGGTCTCTATGCCGGGGGCTTCGCCTTCATGGTGTGGTGGATGTACCGGACGCAGAATGAGAACCGGCAGCGCGAGGAACGTCGCGAGAAGTCCATGACCGAGACCATCGAGAAAAAGGACACCGAGATTCGCGAACAGAACAAGTTCGTCCAGGAGTCCATGCTCACCGCCATCCAGAATCAGACATCCGCCACCAAGGACGTGACAGAGGCCATCGAGCATAGCATCAGCGTCGGCCGGCAGACACTTGCCAGCCTGGACGCCATCGCAGTCAAACTAGACATGCAGGATGCTGTGGCCCAAGCGAAGATGCGCGAGACAGACAGTCATGACATGCTCCCCAGGAATGGTGGTGACCGTCGTAATGGTGGCGACCGAAGAGCATGACCGACGAAGGCAAGACCCTGGTGGTGCTGACATGGGCAATCATCCTGTGCATCATCGTCAAGCTGTACGACCACTGGCAGAAGAGGCAATAATGCCACAGAGCGATTTCGACATCCGATTCAGCTTCAAGCCCAATCCCAAACTCAAACGGGATGTGAAGGAAGAGAGCCGTCGTCGTGCGGGTCTCGTCGCACAGCGTATCCAGAAAGAGGCCAAGAAGAATCTGTCTGTTAATGGTAATGGCAAACCCTCCCCCGCAGGAACCCCTCCCCGTAAACAGGGTGGAGATCTGCAGCGGTCTGTTGTCATTCGCAAGCTGCGTGACCGAAAGACTTCGGTTGGTGTTTTTGTTTTGTCACGTCTGCGCTACGGTGCTGTCCACGAGGATGGTGAGGAACCCTACCCCAAACGTCCTTGGTTGCGCCCGGCCTACCAGAAGGTGACCGCCAATCTTTCATCCTTTTTTAAGAATATGATCTAATGGATATCGGACTCGACGGGATCTACGATGTTCTCATTGGCACGACGGCCGTCACGGACGGGCTGGATACCTATGACTATGGTGCTGGGCCAGAGCCGGCAATCTTCAAGGGGATCACCCCTTCACCCCCAGGACCGGATGACACCCTTGGACGGTACATCACGATCACGCAGACAGCCACGGCAGAAGGTGCCACCTCCAGGTCTCGAAAGAACCGTGCTGGTGACATATTTTTAGACGTGACGGTCTGGGCAAACAAGAACCAAAACAGCCGCGCAGTGCACAGTGCTCTGGCAAAGGAAGTGTGGTTGGCTCTCGACAGAGCCGTGTTCACCCCTTCCGATGCCAGATTCGACCTGGTGTATTGTTTGGCTGCTCCAGGGCAATTTGTTACGGATACAGAGGGGTTCCCTGGGTATCTTATAGAGACGAGCATTCGATTCAGGGAAATCCCCTGACTGAACAACCAAGGAGACTACCATGAGCCGCGTTGGCTTCCGTGGGGCACTCTACATCAACACCGGAACGATTACGACCCCGGTGTGGACCGAGATCCCCTGTGTGCGTGATGTGACCCTCAACCTGTCCTCGGATGATGTCGATGACACCTGCCGCGTGACGGATGGCTGGCGTTCCCGCCTTGCCGGTCTGCGTGAGTGGGGTGCTGACTTCGAAATGGTGTATGAGCCCCTGGACGCTGCCTTCAATGATGTGCGTGAGGCCTTCCTGGCCGGCACGTCCCTCGAGGTCGCCATCCTGGATGAAGACATCAGCATCGATGGCACCGAAGGTATCCAGGGCACGGTCTTCGTGACCGAGTTCAACCGGGAAGAGCCCCTCGAAGACGTGATGAACTCAAGCGTCACGTTCGTCGGGAACGGAACCCCGGCCTGGGTCATCGCCTCGATGGGTGCTCTCGCGCCCAAGCCGTAATGAAATGACCGCCGTGGATTGAAAGGAGCAGACATGGCATCGTTCAAAGACGGAAAAGGCCGGGAGTGGCAGATCAAACTGTCACTCCCGGTCCTTATCGAGGTCTGTACCAGACTCAAATTGCGTCTGGCAGACCTCACAGAACTGAACTTCCCCCTGGCAGAGGTACTCAGTGCCATCCCTCTCGTCTGTCATGACGAGATGAAGGAGAAGGGCATCTCTCCGAAGGAGTTCGACAACCCAGACGTAATGGGCCCCGCGCAGATTGGTGGGGCTCTCCGAGCAATGCAGGACGCCGTCATGCAGGCCTTCGGAGGTAACGAGGACATCGAGGACACGGAGGCCTCTCCCGCAGAGGGGAGCAAACCTTCGGGCCCTACCGACCCTGGACCGTCCGAGACCTGATTGAGGTGGCAGGCGTGGCGGGGGTCGACCCGACGAGAACCGGGCTGACCCCCGTCCAAGCCAACACTCTGGCGAAGGCAAGGTCAATGGCTGAGTGGGATCGCACCGCAGCGATCATGCACAACGCCTACATGGTGGTTCCAGGGAAGAAAAAGAAGCTGAAGGTCAAGGACTTCCACCCATTCCACGCGAAGCCACAGAAGACCAAGGTCAGCCTGCAAGACATGAAGGCGCTACTCGACAAGGGCGCAAAGTTCGCCCACCAGAGATCGCCCAAACCAGGGAGGCGTAGATGACTGCAGGAGCCAACGCTGGGACCGCGACAGTCACTGTTCGCGCAGACCTGTCGGACCTCGATAAAGATCTGACCAAGCTCCGGTCCCAGTTCACTCAGTTCGGCGAAAGCCTGACGAACGTGACCACGGCTGCGGGTGCTCTCGGTCTTGCTCTGACTGCACCCTTCATCGATGCCGTCAGAAGCACACTCCCATTCATCCAAACCCTCCAGGAAGTGAAGGCGGTCACCAACGCCACAGAGAGTCAGTTCGAAGCCCTCCGTCAAAAAGCCATTGAGGTTGGTGAGACCACTCTCTTCACCGCCAGAGAGGCCGGTGAGGGGTTGAAGTTCCTGGCGCAGGCGGGCTTCTCTGCAGAAGAGGCTATTGCAGCCATCGTTCCAGCCACGAACTTCGCTCGAGCGTCGTTCCAGGGGCTGGGCCGTGCTGCTGAGGGCCTTATCAACGTTACCAACGCTCTGGGTCTGTCCATCGACAAGGACTTGGTCAAGGTCTCGGACGTGCTCGTCAACACGGCGAACTCGTCCGCGCAGAGTGTGACTCAGCTTCAGGAAGCCTTTAAGTTCGCAGGCCCCGCAGCTAAGGGTGCAGGCATCTCCATTGAAGAGACTGCTGCTGTTCTGGGCGTCCTGGCTGATGCAGGTCTGAAGGCTGGTAAGGGTGGTCGACCCCTGGTGCAGTTCTTGCAGTCATTGGCGAAGGAATCGACACGTAACGAGCTTGCCAAGCTGGGCGTCACCGTAGTCAACTCTTCGGGCGGCTTCCGAAAGATTGCCGACATTGTTGCAGATCTGCAAACGAAGATTCGAGGACTGGGTAAGGTGGAGCAGGCAGACCTGTTCCGCCGCTTGTTCAACACCCGTGGTGCCCGTGTCGCTATCGCACTTCTTGAGCAGGGCACAGTTAAGGCCAGAGCCCTTCAGCGGGCAAACGAGTCTGCCGGTGGCACAACCCAACGCAACGCTGATATCGCCAGGCAGGGATTGACTGCGCAGATTGAACTGCTGAACGCCACCATCGAAGCAGTGAAGACTAAAGTCACTGACGCTCTGACCCCAGTGCTGACTGAGATCATTAAGTTCATTCGTCCCGTCATCAAATCTATCGGTGACTGGATTGCAGAGAACCCCAAACTGACCACCAGCGTGGCTGCTCTGGGTGTGTTGTTGCTTGCGTTTGCCGGTACTATCGGGGTGATTGCACTTGCGTTCAAAGGAATTGCGGGTGTCATTGGTGTGTTCGCCAAAGGCTTTGGTCTTCTTGGTGGCGCTGCGGCCAAATTGGGAACCATCTTCCCAGGACTGCGGTCGACGTTTGCTATCTTCGCTACTGACTTCAAACAGTTCGGGCTCCTCGTCAAGGGTGGGCAGGCAGGCGCAGCTATCGAAAAGCTCGGCGTCATCATAAAGAGCTTTAGGACCATCATCGGGAAGAGCTTGGTGGCACGGTTCGGGGCTGCCGGCATCGCTGCTGCTGCCCTGTGGAACGTATTTGAAAAGGGGTTCAACTTCTTGAAGGACCGTAAGGAACTTCAGGAGCTTGAAGAAGACAACAAGAGTCTAGCAAAGACAGTTGACGCCAATAACACCAAGATTCGGCAACTGTACCAGGAGAAGCCTGCCGGGCTGGCAGAGGCCCGTGCCGAGATTCAAGCAAATATCAAGCGATTGCTCAGCTTCGGGAACACCGCTGAAGAGGTGAAGAAGAAACTCGAGGACGCTGCCAAGGCCAACACAGAGGTCTTCAAAAAGATCACTAAGAATATCCAGGAGGGCAGCAACACAGGCTTTGACCAACTTAACTTGATCCGCAAGAACCAAGAACTGCGGAACTCAGTCAAAGCAACTAAACAACTGCTCGACGAGGATGTGCTGAACCTCAGAAACGCGGAGAAGCAGAAGACACAAATCACAAAGGAAGAGAGCGACAAACGGTTTAGTATTCTGCAAAATGCTCGCCGTAAAATTAACAGCTTCCAGCAGGGGGCGGTTGAGGATGAGCGCAGCAGAGCCCAGCAACGTACCGAAGATCTCTTCCGTCGAGGGCTTGAGGTTAGGGTTGGTCAGGATCGTCGACAGGCGTTCGAGTCCGGTGGTGCTGTTGACTCTGCCATCAGAGACAACACGGAACTGTACAATCAAGCACGTGCAAGACTTTTGGCCGCTACACGTCGCGCCGACGCAGCCGTGGTCGCCGCACAGGAAAGAGCCAAACAGCGGCTGGAGAAAGCGGGCCTCAAGCCCGCTGATGTGACCAAGGGTATTGCCGAAGCAGCTAAACGGGTGGAATCCAGCCGTTCGGGGCTGTTGAAGCAGCTTAGGGATTCTGTTGACCTGTATGCGGAACGGGTTGCGTTTGCAGAAGACCTTCGAGATCGAACTAGTGACGCCTTTGGTCCACCAGAGCTTTCCAAGCCAGAAAAGGAACAGCTTCAGCCGCCCACCACCCAGGACAGTGTGGCGCGGTTCGGCTTCGAGTTGGAAGGCACCAACTTCGCCCAGGAGTTCAAGGCTATCCCGCAGAAGCAGCTTGAAGAACAACAACTGCAGACGGGTATTTTGGAGCAGATTCAGTTGAATACCGAGCGCAGCAACGTTGCGACCATTGCACAGGGATAAACCATGGCGACACTAAACGAGCTACTCCGCTCTCGCAGCGTGACCATCGACAAGAACGGCCTCAGCGCAACCGAGGTATTCCACATCGATGAGCCCGATCCCTACACGGCGATCCAAGACTTCCCCTTGCCGGGCACGGGGAAGATTTTCACGTCGGGGGTGTTGGTGTTCCTGTCTTATGTGAAGAGCACCAAGATCGATCCTCTGCGGAACAACCACACCCACTGCCTGGGGACGGTGACCTACGGCCCGCCAGAGAGCAACAACAACAACGACAAGAAGAATGCCAACGGTGAGATCTGGGAGTGGTCGTTGAACGCTCAGACCTCCCGCATCACTTCTGTCAACGGCGTCACAGCCGCAGAAAGCGGTGACCTGGACAGCAAGTGGAACGGTGACCCTGTGGGCACGGCCAAACAGATCACGTTTGATGCTACCAAACTCACCAAGGCCGATGCACAGTTGCCCGCCAACCGCAAGATCTTTGACATCAACCTGACCGGCAGCAACCCTGTTGTGGCTGAAGGTGTGGACGTGTACCGGCCTCGCGGTGCTCTGACTGTGACGAAGTTCTACCCGAAGGCTACGGTGAACATCGCCTTCCGGCAGAACCTCTACAGCCTGCAGGCTAAGGTCAACAAAGAGTCCTTCCCCAGTGCGGCTCCGGAATGGCTTCCGCGAGAAATGCTCTTTCTGGGGGCGAACCTGACGGTCAACGAAGTCGAGGATGAGGTGACGATCAAGTACAACTTCATCTTCGGACGCCCGCAGACAGGGCTTACCTGGGACGTGTATAAGAAGCAGCCTGAAGCGGGTGACCCGTTTGAAACTGTTCCGCAAGTTGCACCAGGACCGCCGCCCCCACTGCCGGCCGACCCCATCGACATTGACCCCTTCCAGGTTGTGTGGGCTCAGTTCAAACCGACGAAACTGCCCGTCAGTACTGGAAGCCCATCGGATGTGATTGATGTCAACGGCATCCTTCAAGTGGGGATCGCTGACGTGTATGATGAAGGCGACTTCAACTCCCTTCTGCTGGTGGGCCCATGAGCGATATCAACGCACGATTCCTTGACGCTGGTGATCCTATTCGCGAAAGCGACTGGAACACCAACGCTGCGCTGATTGACCAACTGGCGAAGACCTTTGGGTCCTCCGTCACGGTTGGCCCTGGTGGCCTGAGCTTCGGCCCCAACAGTCCCTTCACCCAGGAGAACGCCAACGGCTTTACAGTCACGGCTCTTGGGGGTGAGGTTAATAAAGAGTGGAACGTGGGCCAGGTTGTCCGTGTTCAACTAGCCAATCGTAGGCAGTTCAACCCTGCAGGCCCGTCTGAGCCCACTGAACCCACGGTTGTCATGGACGGTGGGGCCGTTGCTTTTGTCAGTGACATCGGCACGGACGGAGAACGAGGCCACATCGGCATCATCAGCAGCCAGGTCTCATCGTTCTCATCACCAGACCGCACCTCGGTCACCGGCACCGTCATCCTGAATGGGGTGGCTCTGGCTCGGTTGAAGCGTCCTGTTGGGTTCCCTGAAGCCGATGACACCCTCCTCCAGAAGTTCGGGGTGGGTGCCCTGCTCGAGGGAGAGAACATCTTCGAATACACCTTCGGCAAGGGTGTAGCTGATGTGCTCTGGGAAGAGAAGACCTGGGAAGATGGCGATTCGGAGATGGCGAAGCAGACGGCTTGGCAGGATCCCCATTGGGCAGTTGTCCGCATCCCTGCTCAGAACCCCGGAGCCGTTTTGATCAAGTCAACGGCCGAAGAGGTCGCAGGCGAAATTACGTTCAAGTTCATGGATAAAGACGAGGCTGTGCGTGGCGCAGAGCACACCCTCCCCGTGGTTACCGTGCCGCCCTGCGAGTGACCCATGCCTGACAAGTTGTGGCCGGAAGATCACCCCGGCATCATCATCCAGACCGCTGATGGGTGGCGAGCAATTCCCTTGTGGAGTTGTCCGGAGTTCCTGCAGGCAGAGGACGAAGAGACCCTCGAGACTGAGGACGGGAACGGAAATCTCCGGCCAGAAGAGGACATTGACGTTCTCTGGCCTGACGATCATCCGGGCGAGGTCATCCAGGCCATCGACGGGTTCATGCTCGCACCCTTCTGGGCTTGCCCACCGGCAGACAGCCCCTGTGGTCCTGACCCAGAGATGCTGCTCACTGTTACCGGTGCGTCGGGCACCATCAACTGGTGTGGCGTGACCTGGAACCTCCCCGCAGAGAGTGGGGTGGAGAAGTCGGCATGCCCGACGTTCTACGTCAAGGAGCGTGGCAACAGCCAGACCCCCAGCTACTATGCCTACTACAGCATCTTCTATCGGTACGCTCGACACCGCTGGTCAGTTCCTGGGGGCACCGGGCTTCAACTGGGGCTGAACTACAACGTGGATGATTACACACCCCCAGCCACGAACTACTGGCGCATGCAGTATGCAAGCAGCCGTAACTATCTGCGGCTTCGGGTCCTGAATGAGTCCGACTACATCCGGTTCTACGCAGCCCGCCCGCAGACGGAGCCAGTGATGGCTACCACGACAATCACCGCAGGCAGTGACATCGGTGCCATCACGATAGAACCGAACGCGACGTATAACAGCTACAACTTCGGACCCGCGTGGTTCGGGGCTCACGTCATCGGTGGTATCACCTATGCTTGGGCACAGGGAGAAGGCTGGTGACTGCTGAAGATAAGCTGTGGGCCGAGGATGACCCCGGTCGCGTGATGCCTGCTGTTGATGGATTCATGGCTCTGCCCATGCGTGGATGCAAGGGTGAAGAGGAAGTCAATCCATGCGATCCGGACCCAGAGATGCTGGTGACGGTGAGCGGGGCTACCGGAACTATCAACTGGTGTGGAGAGACCTGGGTGTTGCCCGGAGAGTCCGGTGTCGAGAAGTCCGTCTGCCCTGAAACATATACCCTGGACAAGGGGTTCACAGCGCCTCAGTACGAAGTGTTCTGGGGCTGGCATGAATGGGTAGCCTACGAGAACGATGGAGCAGTGGTGGGTGATTCCCTTCGTCTCGCACGTTGGTACGTTGTCTTTCGTGACACCCTCCTGACCTCACGTTGGGAGCGAGGCGGTGTGCCCTGGTATATTGGGGCATTCCCGAATACTGTCGACGGAGGTTTGGCAGAACTGCGCGGTGTGAAGGACTCGAAGAGGTTCATCCGGTTCGCGTTCCTCGGTGGCCCTACGACTCGCCCGCCAGTATCACCATCATCGATCTATGGGGCATACCCCATGGGTCTTCTGAATGGTATCGGTCCTGCGTACTATACAAGCTACGAGATTCAGAACGACTGGTTCGGGTCGCATGTCATTGGTGGCATAACCTATTCATGGGCCAGAGGTGCCGGTTGGCCGTAAGGAGCAGAAGATGATTGTTGTGAGTGGATGCCCTCGTTCTGGGACCAGCCTGACCATGGACATGTTCCGTGTTGCCCTCGGTGAAGACCGGATCCTCGGCGAGAAGTGGCCTGCCCGTATGGACAAGGACATTGCAGAGAGGGGTGAGAACGAAACCGAGGCCCGACACGCTGCCCGCATGTACATGATGGACAAGACCGGGCGCAAAGAGAAGGCCGACAAGAAACGCGCCAAGACCCTGCAGATGAACCCAAACGGGTTCTGGGAAATGCCGTGGACCGTTGGCGGCGTTCGGTATCTCCCCCAGCTTGTGTCTGAATACAAAACCGCAAAGGACACACCGCTTAAGGTCTGCAAGGTCGTGAGCCAGGGTCTCGCCTGCAGTTGCCCATCGCGCATCAGCCAGGTGGTCTATCTCCTGCGGCATCCGCGTAAGGTCGCGAAGTCTCAGGAAAATCTCAGTGGTCGCTTTCCTGGGGACGAGCACCCGGAGAAGGACGGCAAGGAAGCCAAGGTCCACAGCGTCAGCATGTTCCTGCAGGTGACACTACAGGCTGCACAGTGGTTCCTGGAAAACCCATCCATCCCGACGCTGGTTGTCGAGTATGACGACATGCTCGAAGACCCTGACACTGGTGTGGGAGCCATTGAGACGTTCATCGGTGAAGGGGACTGGAACAAAGCCAAGGCCCGCATCAACCCCAAACTCAAGCGTAGTGAGCCTGAGAACCGCTCCGGCCCAGAGTGGGTCTTGGCGGAAGCCCTATACGAGTGTGTAAAGACCAAGGACTGGCAGGGTGTTGTCGATGCCGTAAAGGCATATGAACCTGGTGAGCGAGGGCCAGGCCCAGTCTACTGCACCCGCATCGGCCGCGTTGCCCACCCCAAGGAATGCGAATCCTGCAAGACCGATCAAAATGTGTTGAATAACTTCAGGGCCAATGCAGCCAAGCGCAAGATTGATTGGGCCGCAGAACCCTGCCTGCGCGATGTGACGGACGGTGAAGCTACCGTTGAAGAGAGCATCGCGAACAACCATTGGCTGAGAGTCATTCAATGAATGCAACTGCCGTGGCCTGGTTCATCGGACCTCCCGGAGGAGGTAAGACCACCCTCGCAGGGTTGGTCCGAGATCGTATGGAGAGCCGAGGCCTTCACGCAGAGCATATTGACGCAGATGAGTTCTGGCGGAACCGCCCCAGAACGTTCACCGCTGCTGGTAGGGTTCAGGCCAACACCACGGTGGCCGAGCACGTACTGAGCCTATGCGGGCACGTGGATGCTGTGTGCATTTCGACATGCGCACCAAGCATCGAAGCGCGGCACGGTATTCGGTCGGTGCTCGGTGACTGGCCCAGGTTCATCGTGTGCAGCGCAAGTGACGAGACACTGAGGCAACGACGCCCCCAGCTTTACGCTGACGCCAATCAGGGGGTTATCGACTGGGTTCCTTTCGAGAAGTGCGAAGATGCCCTGGTGGAAGTTGATACAGACATCACCACTCCGGGAGAGGCCAGCGTCTATGTGATGGGCGCTCTTGCAGGCAAGGTCCAAGGTGTGGGGGATGCACTGAAGGCGGTCATCCCTGCAGAACTGTGTGGCGGGTGTAACCGTCGTCGGCTGTGGGCCAATGGGTTATTCGGCCGAAGGGGGTTGAGGTGATCGCTGTCGTCGGTGTGCCCCGGTCGGGCACCTCTCTCATGATGCAGATGTTCGTCGCCGCCTTCGGGCAGGCCCAGGTCCACGGATACATGTGGCCTCTCATCATGCGCGATGGGTGCATGAAGTGGAACCCTAATGGATTCTGGGAGAGCGGTCGCACCCGGTACGGGTTCCGCGAGCACCCCAGGGGCAAGGTGGTCGCCAAGCTGCTACCCATCGGCCTCCTCCGCACCAGCGATGGGATCCTCAACGGCATCGTCCACATGAACCGAGACGAGGATGCCATCCAACGCAGCGTGAAGGCCACCGGCATCGGCAATGAGATCGCCATGCAGAAGATGATTTGGGACCAGTGGTTGGAGACCCACCCAGGCTTCCAGGTGCTGGAGATGCAGTACGAGGCTGTTCTGGCGTCACCACGGGACGCTTGTGCCCAACTACAGGACTTCGTAGGGGCGGGTGATTGGAAGGACGCAGAGAGCGTTCCTGACCCCTCCCTGAACACATGTGGGGCCCCGGTGGATGAATCGTAAGGGTCTGCTCCCCCTTGCGACCACCCCGGGGCCCCGTTTTTACCACGCCTGACCCCCCAGTGATAGTGTCTGATCTCCTTCTGAGGTCGACCCTCTTTATGGTAAAAATGAATTTGGGTCTATATAAGAGACAGTAGTGACAATGGTTTATGCGATCTTGGGTATATCCGGGATATACCCAATATACCGAACATACCCACTGGGGGTACAAACGTGGGAAAAACGACCCCACAGAGGTGCTCTGCGGATTTTGTGAAAAAAACCGTTGACCTTCTGATCCCCGTCCTGTAGGGTTCTTCACGGCACCGGGGCGGTTCGGCTCTTCACAATCCCCCCGCCTGGCCGTCTCGGTGCCTTTTCAAGGAGCAGCCCATGCGATGGTTCATCGCCCTCATCCTTCTGTGCCTTCCCCTGCAGGGAGCCGATCTCGAAGTGGACTCGAGTCCAGAGAACGCCCCCAGGGTGCTCGATGGAGACACCGTAGAGGTCTGGGTCATCCACCGCTTCCATCTCGACAAGACCACCAAGAGCTACGTCCTGCGTCGATTCACTGTGCGATTCGACGCATTCGATGCGTCGGAAACCCGGCGCATAATGAAGGATGGCAAGCGCGTCACCGACCAGGAGGTGGAGCGCGGCATCATGGCGAAGGCCCAACTGCAGGCCTTCATCACCAACCAACAGCTACGCCTGAAGACCGACTACCGCAGTGCAGCTTACGGGCGCATTGTCGGCACCCTATTCATGAAGAACCGGACAACCGGTGAATGGCAAAATGTGACAGACATGATGAAGGCCGCAGGCCATGAAAGGAAGAAGTGATGAAGCAATGCTGCATCTGCAACATTCGGTTGCACAAGAGTCGGGGCCACACCTGCTACGACCCGACTGAGCCCGGCCAGAAATGGTCCTGCACCAAGTGCGTGGTCGCCGGCAAGGCCGAGGGCCTGGAGCCCGGACCCTACAACGCCACCCGTGGCCGAGGCCGAGGCTTCCGCATCAAGCGCCGTCGCAAGACCAAGCCTCTTGTCACGTTCAGCGGCATCAGCATGACCGGCACCGGCAAGAAGCGGACCTGGTGATGGATCCCATATCCTGGTTTGCCCTGTACTTCGGCATAGGGTCCATTGTGTTCTATTGTTCCTACCGCACCTTCTGCGTCATCATCGATGAAGAGAAAGGCCTGTGCGGTGAACAGCGCGTGAAGATGCACAGCAACGCCCTGGCGCTGTGCTTCTTCATGTCGTTCCTGTGTTGGCCGGTGCTCATCATGTATGTTACCTACAGGCTCTTCAAGAAACGATGAAGCGTTCTCTCTGGAAGCCTCAGCAACTGGCATGGCCGTATGTCATGGGTACACGCCATCCGGCGGTGTTCATGGAGATGCGCCTGGGCAAGTGCCTGCTCGTCATCCGGCGGTGCAAGCTGTACAAGCCTCACGATGCCAGTCTTGGCCTGCGCATCCTGGTGGTGGCACCTACGTCCACCTTCCAGGGGTGGGTCGATGAACTGAAGGAGGAGGGAGAGCCGGATCCGGTCCTCCTCATCGGCCCCAAGAAGAAGCGTCGGGACCTCCTCGCCAGAAATGATTCACGCTGGTACATCATCAACAAGGAGGGCTACATCGCCCTGCCGGAGATCGCCAGCCCCCGCTGCGTGTGGTGGGACGCGGTCATCCTGGACGAGAGCACCTTCATCAAAAACCCGAAGGCCCGCGTGACGAAGTTCTTCACCACGAACTTCCGCCACGTGCGGCACCGTTGGGTGCTGACGGGTACTCCCATCCCAGAGAGCCCGATGGAATACTTCTGCCAACTGAAGTTCCTGGATGGTGAAGCGTTCGGCCACAAGAACTTCTGGTCCTGGCGGGCAGAGGATTGGCAGCCCACCGAGGACGGGTACGGGTGGCAACCGAAGCCCGGCGTGTCTGCGCGTATCGATTCCTATGTGGGCCACCGTGCGGTCATCCTGCGCCGTCGAGACATCGACATGGAGGTCGACCGGATCTCCACCAAGCGAGTCCTCGAGCTACCCAAGAAGGTGCGCAAGTGGTACGACGAAATTGAAGACGAGTTTGCCGTTGAAGACCGTGACATGGAAACCCAGTGGGCCATCACCAAGTACGCCTGGATGCGTCAGTTGTGTGGTGGCTACCTGGAGGGTGAGTTGGTCTGGGACGGCAAGCTGAAGGAACTGTGCTCCCTCCTGCGGGGCGAATTGCGAAACGAACAGGTCGTGGTCTGGTTCAACTACAACAACGAGGTGCGTGGGGCACTGGAGTTGTTGCGGAGACACCAGGTCTCATGCAAGCACATGTGGGGGGAGCACTCACAAGAGCAACGCATGGCTACGATCAAGGCGTTCCAAAAGGGGTTGTTCCGGGTCATCCTGGTGCAGCAAGCCGTCGCGCAGGAGGGGGTCAATTTTTCAAACGCGGACACCGCCATCTACTACAGTGAGCCGGCCTCCAGCAAGGCCAAGCTGCAGACGATGGACCGGTGCCTGCGCCTGGACAAGAAGAGCCCCCTGCTCTTCATCAATTTGCTGGTGGAGAACTCCGTGGATGAGGACGTGTACTTGGCGCTGAAGACCAAGCAGTTCAAGGCAAACAAGTCCATGTCCCAGGCTCTCCGCGCAGCGATGCTCGAAAGGAAGCAACGTGCGTGACACCAAGTCCCTGCTCTACCCCCAGAAGGCCGAGCGCGTGAACGAGCGCATGAGTCGGACCCTGTTCATCGACCCGGGCATCGAAGGCACCGGCTACGCCCTGTTCGACTACTACTACACCAAGGCAGAGAAGGCCATGCCTCCAATCAAGACTGGGTCGTTCCGTCCCCGCAACAAGGACAACGAGCACTGGCAGCGCAACTGCGAGGAACTGTGGTCCTGGTTCGGTGGGATGCTGACCGCGATGCAGCCGTCCATCATTGTCCTGGAGAGTCAGGGTGTGTGGTCGGAGAGCGCCAAGAGCATGGCATCCGCCACCAGAGGGGACATCATGAAGCTGACCTACCTGACCGGCGGGATGGCTCACTGTTGCTTCAAGGAACTTCTCGAGACGCCTGTGCTCGTCGCACCCAGGGTGTGGAAGGGGCAGCTACCCAAGAAGGTGGTCATCAGCCGGCTCAACAAACACTTCCCGACGCTGTCCTTCAAGAACCATGAAGCCGATGCTGTGGGCATGGGTGTCGCTGCGCAGGGCCTGCTGTGAAGAAAAAGAAGAAGCAGAAACCTCTGAGCGTATGGACCCACGCCGACTGGCATTCGTGCACCCGGTGCGAACTGCACGCACAATGCCGTCAGAAGGTGTTGGGTGATGCTGGAGAGGTTGAGGTGCTGTTCCTCGCGGACATGCCGAACTCCAGTGAACACAGTCTGGGCTTCGCAGGAACCGGGCCTGCAGGGAAGCTACTCACTTCGACGTTCCGTGAGGCTCAGGAGCGAACAAACGTCTCGGTCTCGTATGGGTTCAAGCACCTGGTTGCCTGCTACCCCCGGGACGTGGATGTAACTGAGTTACATCGGGAGGCCTGCTGGCCGAGGGTTGAGAACGACCTCGCAGAGATGGGTCCTACCCGTGTGGTGCTCCTGGGCAACGAGGTCCAGGCGTTCTGCAAGGAGCGGTTGCCCGACGCGGTGAAGATGGTTCACCCCAATTTCATTCTGCGGGACGGTGAACGGAACAGCCCGCATTACATGGCATGGATTCGTAGCATGATGGATCTGTTGAAGGAGATAGAAGATGCAAGAGCCGTACAGCCTGAGCGAGGGCGTGACCTTCTCGATGCTCGATACCTTTTTGACCTGTGAATGCAAGAGCCGCAACCAACTAGACGGTTGGTGCAAGCCCGAAGCCCGTCGCGCGATTGAGTTCGGCAACTTCGGTCACTGGCTCCTGGAGCACTGGTACAAAGCGGAGAACATCGGCCTGGAGAACTCCACCTACGAGGACGCTGCGGAGTTCTACGAGATGATGGAACCGGCGTGGGTCGAGCGCCTCATCGGTATCGGCTACCCCGCAGAGGCGATTGAAGAAGACCTGGCACTCATGGCTCCGCTCTTCCCTGCCTACGTTGTCCACTGGAAGGGGCAGGATGCGAAGTTCAACTGGGAGGCCACCGAACACAAGTTCGACGTTGAGTGGCAGGGGTTCCGCCTGCGCGGGATGATCGACGGCGTCCTGAAGATGGGGCGCAGCACCTATACCTTCGAGTCGAAGTTCCGGGGGCGGTTCAGCACCAACGAGGAGTTGAAGCTGGCCTTCGATCCGCAGTGTCTGTTCTACCTGAACGCCGCTGAGGTGTGGAAGGGCAAGACGATGCGCGGCACGATCTACAACAATGTGCGCAAGCCGCAGTTGAAATTGAACAAGAAGGGTGTGAAGGACTTGACAGACAGGGTGCGAGTGGATATATCCAAGCGTCCCGAATGGTACTTCATACGACATGAATTGGTTTACACGAAGAATGACAAGCGACGGTTCCGAACCCAACTCCTCCAAAAACTGAACATGTTCAAGGCCTGGGTCGAGGGCGGGATGATCCCGCTCCGCAGAGAGGGCGCTTGCATGGGACGGTACACGTGTGAGTACCTGGAGAGTTGCGCGAAGAACACGATGATCGGATACAAGCAAACAGCAAAACGCTTCCAAGAGTTGGAAGATTAAGGAGCAGAATGATGCCTGTGAAGAAGAAGAAAATTGTGAAGAAGGAGAGCAGTGGGGAGGCCCTGGGGCTGCCCACAACCAAGAAGACCGTGGAGGAGGACATCGGCATCTACGTCGGCCTCATCTACGGTCGGGAGAAGATCGGCAAGACCACCATCCTGTCCACCTTCCCTGAGTGCATGTTCCTATCCACTGAGCCCGGCACCAAGGGCCTGGAGATCTTCGAGTTCAACGCCGAAGACGGCGGCACCCGCACCTGGGAATTGTTCCGTCAGGCCGTCGACCTCCTGGAGCAGAACCCGGGCCAGTTCAAGACCATCATCATCGACACCGTGGACCGTGCCTACGACATGTGCATGGACTGGGTCTGCCAGAAGCGGGGCATCGAATACCCCGGCAGCAACGCCGATGGCTCAGCCGACTACGGCAAAAGCTGGAAGGCCGTGCGCGAAGAGTTCACCACACAGGTGCACCGCATCATCCAGAGCGGACGCGGTGTCTGGTTCACCAGCCACTCCAAGGAAATGCAAGTGGAGAGCCGGTCGGGCCAGAAGTACGACCGCATCGTCCCCAGCATGAGCGGGCAGGCGCGTGGCGTCGTGGAGCCCCTGGTGGACTTCGCGCTGTACGCCGAGCACTTCCAGGACCGTAAGGGTGACGCCCGTCGTGTCCTCATCTGCGAGGGTGACGAGACTGTGTGGGCTGGCGTCCGCGCCACGCCCGCAGGAGAGTTCCCGCAGTTCCTTCCCATGGACCGCATCGACGGGTACACGGTCATCCGCGATGCCTTCACGGGCAAAACCAAAGGCATCAGTGCCAAGGATCTTCTGCCCGCCAAAAACACTGGCGGTGCGTCGGCCAAGGTGCTGGGCAAGGCACGGAGGGCTGGCGACTGAAATAAACATGGACCTATGGACTGACCTTTTTTCAACCTGTTATGGAGAACAGAACGATGAGCGTGAAAGACGCACTGGCAGCGATGAACGATTCTTGGACCTCGGGCAAGCGGACTGCCAACGGCATTCCCGATGGCATCTACATCATGCGCCTGGAGAAGGCGGAACTGACCGTCTCCAAGAACGGCAACCCGATGATCCGGCGGGAGCACATCGTGCTCGACGGCGAGTTCGCCGGGGACACCGTCCGCGACAACCTGGTCCTGGCCTCGGACATCGGCTCCCGCATGGTAGTCGAGTGGATCGAGCGGGTGGGTTACGAAGCCCCCAGCGACCCCACCGATCTCCCGGAGATCATCGAGACCATCCAGGCCGAAGGCCCCACGGTCAAGGCGAAGACCAAGAAGAACGGTTCGTTCGTCAACGTGACCGTCTACGGTCTGGACGACGGTGGTGTGGATGAGGGCGCAGCCACGCCCGAACCCGAACCGGAAGAGAAGCCCAAGAAGGCCAAGACCAAACCGAAGTCCAAGGCCAAGGCCAAGGACGAAGGTCCGACCCTCGAAGACCTCATGGCGTTCTGCGCCAAGAATGCTGTCGAGGGTGTGGACGACACCAAGAGTCGGGAGGAGGTGATCGAGGCCATCAACGAATACACCTACCCGAAGAAGGAAGCCACGGCTGAAGAGGTGAAGCTCCTCACGGCCATCGGTGCGACCTTCGAAGACTGACACCCCGTGGCGAGTCATCGCCATACGCCCCCTCCCTGGGACTGGGTTCCCCCGGGGAGGGGGCACTTTTCGGAGCACCAATGAAACCTATCGCATACGATGTGGAAACCACTGGTCTGCGCATGTGGAATGAATCGAAGATGTTCGCGTACAGCACCTATGATGAAGATGACAACTATAGCGTGGTCCGGGTGGATGGCTCCCGGCAGAGAGTGAAGAACAACACACGCCGTCTGAAGAAGTTCTGGGCGGATGAGTCGATCATCCCCGTCATGCACAACGCCAAGTTCGACCTGTCGTTCACCGGAGCCTTCCTGCAGGAAGAGGCCTGGGAGCGTCCCTTCCATGACACCATGGTCATGGCCCACATCATCCGCAATGACCACCCCAGCCACGGGCTGAAGCAGTTGGCGTGGGAGCTATTCGGGATCCCCCAGGATGATGAGGAAGACGTAGCGAAGTACGTGAAAAAACACAAGAATTATCAGCGCGTCCCCGAAGAGATCATGGACCGCTATCAGCATCTCGATGCTTATCGTACCATCCTCCTGTTTTGTGCCTTCTGGCCCAAGATACAGGAGAACCCCCAGTGGCTCGAGATCTACAACAACGAAATCGAACTCATCCGCACGACCATCGCCATGGAGAAGCGCGGCATCCTGCTCAATATCAAGGAAGCCCGCAAGCTGATGGCCGAACTCAACGCGGAGGTCAAACAGATCAACGCAGACCTGTCGGAGTCCACCGGCAGGATGATCAGCGTTTCCAAGGCTGTCGACATTCAGTGGTTGTTGTTTCAGCACCTCGGGTACAAGCCCGTGAAATTCACCGGCAAGTCTGCGCAGCCGTCCATCGACAAGGAGGTCATCGCGCAGATCAAGCTGGAGGACCCCGACCGACCAGAGCTAGACCAGATTATCAAGTTCCGGTCCTACCAGAATGGTGCGGCTCGGGTGCGCAGCTACATCGACCTGGCTGGCAACGACCATGCTATCCATCCTAACATCAAGTGCAACGGCGCGAAGGCCACGGGGCGCGAGTCCTGCAGCGACCCCAACCTGCAGAACGTGGACAGCGAGGGCAAGCTGCTTAACCCGTTCCCGGTCCCCCTGCGGCGGGTGTTCTCCCCCAGGGAGGGCTACGTCAACATCCACATCGACTACAGCGGCATCGAGTTCCGCATCAACGTGCACTATTCCAACGAGCCTGAGATCATTCAGATCTTCGCTGACGGCGGGGACATCCACTCCATCAGCCGGGATGAGATCTGGTTCCGGGGTGTGGAGGGTGACCCGAAGATGCACCGCAACGCCTCGAAGAACGCCAACTTCGGCATCGCCTTCGGCGCAGCGGTGGACAAGACGGCGCAGGTTCTCGGGTTCAGCATTGAAGAAATGATGCCAAGGTACTACGCTTACAAGGAACGCTGGCCCCGTCTCTGTAGTATGGCACAGGATGTCATCTCCTGGGTGGAGGGGCACGGCTACATCGACACCGAGTTCGGACGCCGCCTCCAGGTTCCGATGTCGGCTGCATACCGGGGTGTGAACTACCGCACCCAGGGCACCGCAGCCGGCATCCTGAAGAGGGCGCAGAACCGGGTCCACCGTTACCTTCAGGAGCACATCCCCGATGCCCGTCTACTGTTGCCCATTCACGATGAGATCGTCCTCGAGTATCCGACATCCGAGTCCCAGCATATGGACGACCACCTGCGGGCGATGCGGCTCCTCATGATTGACTTCCCCATGATCCGCGTTCCCCTGGAGGTGGAGGCCGAGATCGCAACCACCTCCTGGGCAGAGAAGGAAGATCTGGAGATCCCCCATGATTAAGATTTATGTGGACCGACACGCCATCGCCCACAACCAGAAGGTGAAGAAGTTCCCGCGCATGCAGCGGCCTGTCTTCATCGTGGACGACCCGACCCTCCCGGATTTGGTGTACGCCAAGACGGTCACCATTCACGGCGACTCGGAACTGGTCTTCGACATGGAGAACCCCGCAGAGCGGGCGAACTACACAACGGTGGCCTGGCTCGAGACTGAGGGCCCGGTGGAATGGGAGTAGAGCATGGCGACAGGATGGGTGGTGTGCCAGAAGTGCGAGGTGTTCGTGAAGCTCGGGGAGCACCGGTTCCACAACAAGAAGGGGTACTGCAAGCCCTGCTGGTATGAAGTACGCGGGGTGTCGAATCTGGGGATGAAGAAGAAAAAGAAGACCAAGAAGTGAAGACCATGGGAACCCTCATAGACATGATCTGTGAGAAGTCCGGAGTGAAGAAACGTAAGCAGCCCGGGAGCGCAAGGTTGACTCGGAACGAGGCTTTGCGGATCCTTGGCTGTTTGGAATCCATCAAACGAAAGGAGAGGTAGTGTCGGGACTCGCCAAGGACGAGGCCAAGGCCATCGCCGGCTTCCTCCAACACGGGGTGTGTGCTGGAAGAACCAACAACGGGCAGGCAATCGGTGACTGCACCTGTTGTGGCGCAGAGGACAAACTGTACATCGACATGGAGACCCTGCTGTGGGACTGCAAAGTCTGTGGGGAGTCTGGTAACTTCCCCGGCTTCCTGGCCCGCAGGATGGAGGTCTATCAGAAGTACTTCAACGACCACGAAGAAATCCATCAGGCCCTGTGCGACGACCGCAAGCTGTCGCTCGGTGCGTTGAAGGCTTGGGGTGTTGGGTTCTTCGAGGGTCAGTACATGATCCCTGCGGACGGTGCTGCCGGCCTCAGTGACATCAAACGGTTCACCATCGGCCAGGGTGACCGCTCAACATCGAAGGCCAAGCTGAACCTCATGAAGCCCGTGGAGCAGCCCGACACCGACGAGGTGTGGCTGGTCGAAGGTCAGTGGGACGGGGTGGCGCTGTGGGAGGCCATGAAGAAGGCCCGCCGCAGCTTCCAGATATACTCCGTGCCCGGCTGCAACAACTTCAACAAGCGGTACGTCGAGATGTTCCAGGGCAAGGACGTGAAGGTCATCTACGATGCCGACGAGCCGGGCACCCAGGGCATGCAGAAGGTCAGCAAGATGCTCACAGGCTACGCCAACAGCCTGCAGTACATCCACTGGCCTGATGACGTAGAGCAGGGCTGGGACCTGCGGGACCAGTACCAGGAGATGGGTAAGGACGCCAAAGGCCTGCTGGGCTTCCTTGAGGAGCACCTGGAGGAGTCCCCACCAGAATCCGAGAACGCGCCCCTCCTGGCAGAGGAGACCGAAGCGGAGCCTGAGCCCGAAGGTGACGGCTCGACATTCGAGGAGGTGGTGGCCGGCTACCGGAAGTGGCTGGATGTGAAGAACCCGGAAGTGTTTTCGGTAATGTTCGGTACGATGTTCGCCAACCGCCTGGACGCCGAACCCCTCTGGCTGATGCTTGTCGCCCCACCCGGGGGCATGAAATCTGAACTGTGCATGTCCCTGGATGGGGCCCCCAAGACTCACGTCATCACCACCCTGAAAGAGCAGACCCTCATCTCCGGGATGAACACCAGCGGGGGCGACCCCTCACTGATCCCGAAGCTCGATGGCAAGGTGCTCGTCATCAAAGACTACACCGTGCTGCTGGACATGAACCCGAACGAACGTCGTGCGGTCATGTCCATCTTCCGGGACGCCTACGACGGGCGGATCAACAAGTCGTTCGGCAACGGTGTGACCCGGGACTACAAGTCCAAGTTCGGCATCCTCATCGGGACGACCGAGAAGATTGATGACGAGAGCGAACGGCAGACGGTGCTCGGGGAACGGTTCCTGAAGTACCGGATCCCCTCTGGGGGTGGGAACGCCGTCATGCGGGCCCTGCAGAATGCGGCCTCGCTCAAACAGTCCAACCGGATGAAGGAATTGCAGGCGGTGGCTGCGAAAGCCTTGGACCGCAAGATCACCGAGGACGACCATCCGGATGTCCCGGAGCCGATCATCGACCGCATCCACGCCCTGGCAACCTGGGTGGCCCAGATGCGGGGGGCGGTCAGCCGGGACAAGTACACGGGCCGCGTGACCATGCAGCCCTCCCAGGAGATCCCCACCCGGCTGGCGGTGCAGTTCCTGCGCCTGTCCCAGGGGATGGCTATCTTCCACCGGCAGAGTGTCATCACCGACGACATCGTCAGTACCATCGCCAAGGTGGCCCGGGACACGGTGCCTCCTATGGTGGAGCGGGTGGCCCGCCATCTGTACATGCGTCCGGGTACGGTGAAGAGTGAAGAAATCGCCGCCAGCATCCACTACAATCACCAGACTGTTCGCTACCTCCTGGAGGACATGCAGATGCTCCGCATGACTGCCGGCAGGAAGGACGGTACGGGTGCAATGACCTGGCAGTTGTCCAATGAGTTCCGGAGTTCGATGGAGGCCATCGGCCTCTATCCCAAGGTGCAGGAGAAGTCAGCATGATGCCGAAGTACATCATCCACGACCGGGAGAGCAGGAACGTGTTTGGTGCCCGGTACAACAAGAAGAAGTCGACGGTCCTCCTGGGTGGCCCCAAGGTCTTCCAGGAGTTCATGGAGTTTGAGATCCTCCAGCGGCTGAAGCGGGAGCCCAGCGACCCGTCTCGGTGTGGCTCGAGGATTCGGTTTGAAATTAGCCGGGTGGATAGCTCGGTGTGGGAAGACGCTGTTCAATTTTGGGAGCGCATGTACACGGCAGTGCCGACACGCTCCTTTCGGAGGCTCATGGCATGAACCAGTTGAATGATTATCAGTTCGAAGCGATGCGGCGGATGCCCGTCCAGGCCCACAACGAGGCCATCCCGGTGGAGGAGAACCACCTGTGGACGAAGTACCAGTATCGTGGTGAGGATGGACGGCTGTACCTGGTGCACCAGAAGATCGTGCGCAGTGTGGTTCACTACCCCGAAGGAAAACAAACCTATGAAGAACTCGATGGCGATATGTCCCTCCCCCCAAAGCACGACAACATCGGCTACACCCAACTACCAGCCGGTGAGTGAGGAAAGGGATGTAGTCGAGATCGACATGGTCATGCCGTCAGCGGTGTGCCCCATCACTGGGGAATACTGCTCGATGCATGCGAGGCGTAAGAGGAGGATCCACTGCGTTGAGTTCGACTACGTCGTCCACCACGGCATCTACCGCAGGAAGGAACCTGTGGCAGGTAGGCGGCACTTCACGTTGAACTGTGACAAGATCGCCAAGCCCAACGCTCACTACAGCAACAAGTACATCGCCGTTGCAATGAGCGTGATAGAGTCGTTCGACATGACCTTTGAGCAGGCCAGGGACTACATGGGTAAGAAGACCGGGGTCTATCCCGGCAGGGGGTCTCTACACACGTGGTGGTTGGACTGGCAACAAGAGCTAAAGAGGCTCAATCATCGTCCAGCAACACATCCTTAACGCAGCCGAGGGCAGCGCACAACCGTTCAATACTCTTGTCGGATGCGCGTTGCCCTCGGAAGGCGTAGCCTGAGATCTGACCGTGTGCCATGCCTGAATGCTTGGCAAGGGATTGGATACTGAACCCGGCGTCTTCAATGGCACGGGCCAGCCCCGGCAGAGGTGTCCCCTTGGCGTGTGGGGCATAGGTCTTGGTGACGAGCCGGGACAGCTTCAACTGCACCATCGTGCAGAGGTCACTCTTGATCTCCGGATCCAGCGTCTCATACCCGATGTGACGCAGCATTGCGTTCACCAGGTCTTGAGACTCTCTGATCATGGAGTTTAGTGGATTCAATCGACGTACTCCGTCCGATGCCTCGGAGGCGATGTGTCCAGATTGATGGACAGGTCGACGTACTCTTGGAACTCTTTCTTCTTGTTCTTGCGCTTGACCACCTGGATCTTTAACCAGGCGCAGCCCACAGGCATTGTGCTGAACCCCTTGTTCGCTTCCCATCCCCGCATGCGCGGGGGACTCTTGTAGCTGGGCAGTTTGCATACGGTCACGGGCCTTTCGATCCACGTCCCTCGGGGGGTGATGTCATCCTGCGTGAACGGGATGCACCAGGGTTGATGCGTATGCCCGAATATATAAGCATCTGCGCGGTGTTTTGACAAGAGGCGTCTGCACTGCAGGGTGTCAAAAGACATGATCCCGCCACCCCCATGCCCGTGCAGATAGAACAGCTTCTTGGTCTCGATGGTGCGGCCGTTGGGCTTGTAGACAATGAACTTGACGTAGCCTTGGGTGTAGCCGAATTGGATGTTGGATTTGGTGCGGTCGTTGAGGACGCCGATGAGGCGCTGGTTCAGGTCGGTTTCGTGGTGCTGCCGGATTGACTCTTCGTGGTTGCCAGCCCCCATGACAATCCAGTTTTTCGCGTATGGCTCGTAGAAGTCTGCGGCCGTCTCCACCAGTCGGTCGAGATAGTTGCCCTCCATGTGCTCCTCACGGATGGCGCTCTTCGAGGATCGTTTGTCGTACTTACCTTGCATCGCACAATGAAGATCACCGGCATCGATAATTCCTGCATTCAGTTCAAGGGCTTTGTCGAGATGTTGCTTTTCAAGTTCTTGGTCACAATAGGGATTGTCGTGGTGGCGGTCAGAGGATAGCAGGCAGTGCCACGTGCTCTTCATGTTGCCATCCCACTTCAGGCGCACGACGGTCACGCCCTTGTCGGTGTTCTCCCATGTAGCCTTCATTCTGGACTCCTGGTGCTCTGCTCCGGATGTCCAGATAATTCTACGGAAAAATCGTGCAAATACTTATTTTTTCTCGTCTTGCAGTTTTTTCCGGATGCGGATGGCGGCTCTGCGTTGGCCTTCAGGGTGTTCTGTTGCAGCCTGGATGGCGAGCGCCCGCCACTCGGCCCTCTCCTGCAGAGCGTGATTCAATTCCTTGGCGAGCATCTCGATCCAGGCACCCCCTTTGCTTTTGGGGTCCACTCCTGGAGGAAGATCCGGTCCTCGGAGTTCAGCGGCCTTGGACAGTGTGTCACCCATCGAAGTCTCCTGGATCTTTTTGTGTGTAGTAGCGCAACAGGCGCAACACGAACCGTACCATGTCAGTCTCGATCTCGAGGACAGCCCGCTCTGACAGATCCCAGGCCATGGCGTGGAGAGCCTCATGGATGCCGGTCGCCAGAAACTGTTCGAGGTTTTGGTTCTTCTGGATGCGGATGACTGGAATGCCGCGCTTCTTCTTAGGGTTGTCGCAGTCACCCAGCAGGTCGGGAGGGAGATCCTCTGTGATTTCGATACGGTACTTACGCCCCCGGAATGTGTGGTATTTAATCACAGAGGATCTCCCATGGGCTCATTCTATCGACGGCTGTGCCCGATTCAAGAGCCGGTCGGCCTTCTCCCAGAGCAGGAGGATTCGCTCCTCAGTATAGTCTGCGCATCGGCTGTAGGCGTCGTAGGCTTCGATGTTGCCTGCCTGGTACGCGGCCTCTGCCTTGTCTGCGAGTCCCTCGTAGTGGCTGCTCATGCCAGCGATAGCGTGGCGCACCTTGTCCAACTCATCCCGGGCGATGCGTGTCGGGGTCTTCATGCCGAACCTCCCAGGAGGGCCCAGGTCACCACGGCCATGCACCACAGCGCCAGGAATGCACCCCCCAGGGTGACAGCGATGAACGACCACCACCAGAGGATGTTCAGGATGGACCCGCTCCAGACCTTGTGAGCTTCACCCTGTAACCACAACCCCGTCTCTGCCAGTATTCGAGCCAAGTCATATCGCATGCTTTGCTCCTTTCTGGTGGGTGTATCGACCAGGACGGGGTATAGCCTTGAGGCTATTTAGGAAGGGTCCAACATAATAATGGGAATGCCGTTGTCGACGGCGAACACCATCTCCCCCTTGACCCCGGTGCTCTCCTTCCAGCCATCGATCCGCAGAACGTAGAGAGCGTCACACCGGGATAGGAGTTCACGGTTGTAGTCGGACCAGTACTCCCACGTACCAGGGAGGCCCTCGCGAACAGAGATCGGGTGCCAGTGTGCGATAGGGCTGAAGACGTACTTGCCTTCACGGGCCAGGCGGGCTGCATATTTGCAGACGAGGAGGTATCGCTGCTCCTGCATTGTAGGTCGTGGGTGGGTGTAGGGGCTGGCGAGGTAGATCATTTGGTTTCCTGTAGTAGTCCCATGGTGATGAGGTCACCCAGGGTGTTGCAGTATGGGTCGATGCCCAGGTCTCCCCATTCGATCACGTCACGGCATTCGCATTCATGGGCATGCATCATGTGGAGGTTGCACCAGAACTCTTCGCACTGATCGCAGGGCTCCCATATGACGAGTTCATGTAGGGTCATTCCACTACCTCCACTTCGGCCTTCGTCTCAATCCACACCCGCGCCCCGCAGGACAGGGGCTTGTCGGGGGAATAGACCACCCGACAGGGGCCCTTGATATTCACCTCATGCGCGTAGGTGTTCGACTTGTAGGTCTTGCATGTGATGACGGGGCGGTCGCCCTGGTCCTTGGTGTTGGCCCGGATGTTGTGCTGGTTGACGTGGATGACTGTCTTCATTCCCCGCCCTCCTTCCACCGTGCGGCGGTGGCTCGGTACTGGTCCAGTGCGCCGTAAAATCGCAGCGGCATGTTAACCGCTTCCGACTCGACCCGTGACATTCTTGACTCCAACTCCTCCCCCGCCTTCGCCATCGCGGCGTTGCGTTGGAGGACCGAAAGCAATTCCGTAGGTGATTCAAACCGGCATCCGTCCTTCACCCTCTCGCCATGGAACCACCCGCAGTACACCTGGGGAACCACGAAGTTGCCATCTGCGAACGTGAGCGCCTCCCCACACACGGGGCACGGCCCGGGGTCACTGTCCATCGGTGGCCTCCTGCTTCATGGCTTTCATCATCCCACGGAAGGCGTCCTTGCTGATTTGGTACTTCGGTTCACCGTAGAACATCGAAGGGAACACTGCATCGGCGCTTGCAATCGCCCGCTGCATGGCGTCCTCCAACCGCTCCACCCGTTCCCGCAGCCGCTGATTCTCAACGGTCAGCCGGGCAGACTCTTCCCCTCTGGCGGATGCTGCGTCCATTGCCCTGTCTGCCGCTTCCCGCAGGGCGTCACGTTCGGCGGTGAGGGCTGCGATGGTGTCCGCCTGCTGTAACACAAGGTCGTGGTTGTAGTACTGCCTGTCGCTCACTCTTCCCCCTCCCCGTTGAGGATGGCGAACAGCCGCGTAGCAGACACGGATATGCTCGTATACGCTGCCTCCCGCACCCGCGCACAGGTCGGGCAGGGTTGGGGGGCGGGGGCTTGCCCCGCGAAGTATTCCGCCATGCCTTCCGCCTGCTCGTTGCGGTCGGTGGGGGCGGGGTCGAAGATGTTGCCCAATTCGGCACCCATCCTGGCGCGGATAAGGTCCATTCTCAGGTCATCAACGTCCATCGAAGCGGCGACCATTATGGTATGCCAACCGGCGATTTTCTCACGGAGCCGGGCCACCTCGGCCTCGGCATTCAGCGCGGATACGGTCTGCGTGTTGGCGTAGTCCTTCAGCCGGGCCACCTCGGCCTCGGCACGTTCGGCGCGGTCCCTAAGCAATTCCATTTCTTCTTCGGCGCGTTCGGCGCGTTCCCGGTGCAGTGCAATTTCAATATCCGCAGGCACAGGTATTCCCGGCCCACACGCATGCCCCCACCCGGTGCCGACGTAGGTCTTGCCACACTTCTTGCATGTGGTCTTCACTGCTCTTCCTCCAGGCGCTTGCGGGCAGCTTCCGCTTCCGCTCTGGCCTTCTCGGGGTTGGCAAGCTCCCACTCCTTGCGCAGCTTCCATCCGAGGTCAAGCCACTGCTGGAACCAGGGCTCTTCTTTCAAGTCTCTCATTGGGGGATCTCCATCATCGCGACCTGCACGGACACGGTCTGCCCAAAACGATTCTTGCCCACCAGGGTGAGCACTCGGCCTTGCCAGTACATGTCTATGGTCGGGTCATCCGCACCCACCATAGCCTTCTCCATGGCCTTCACGCCCTTACCCAACCAATCAAGGCTGGTCATCGCGGCGTCCCCCTCCCTGGCAGGAGGGTTCAAGACTCCGTCCGGAGGATTGTCACCATCCAGTTGCTTCGCATGCACGTCGGTGTTGTTGCCCTCGACATCCAACACCCGGGCCGTAGCCAGGGCCCCGTCTTCAGTCTCATGCATGACCACGTAGTGCATGTCATCGATCTTGCCCTTGGACACGTTCTTCTGGATCCGCTTCACGTGCTCTGCGGTCAGGCGCAGGGTCTCCTCATTGTGGACATCGTGCACCACTGAGGGCTTGTGTTTGGGTGGGCTGATGTGAACCAGCACCCGGGCATCCGTGCCGACCACCGACCCATCCGGCTTCACGATGACCGCCTGCACCGCAGGGGGATCGTTCTTACCACCGATGGCGTTGACGGCCTCTAGGCTACTCGTCGTTATAACTGTCATTGGGTTCCTCCGTATGCTTCATGATCTTCTTCTCAACTGACCCGTCTGGGTGTGTGATTTCCTCCACCTGCCAGAACAGGTCGTCGTTCTCCGTCACGCCTGCACCAGGGGTGGTGTCCTCCAGGGCCTGGCGCACACACTTGCGCATGATCTCTGGTGTGAACTCTTCGAGCGGCTCGACAATCTGAATGAATCGCTCGAGCATATCGTCGGACATGAAGATGCCGGGGTGCATGCCGCACTTGAACTCCGGGTCCTCCAGGCAATCCGTCACGACGATGATCTCTCCCTCTCGCGTGACAATCACAGCATCACCACCTTCCCATCCACATCATCGTAGCGGACAAGCCGGGCCAGTGCGTCATTGCCGAAGGCAACAAGACACGACGGGAACCCCGCGCCAGAGGTGGGCTCCATGGTGTCGGGGTCCACGTACTGGATCCGCTGGTAGAAGAACAGGATGCCAGAGGCCTGGTCCCACACATACTTGCGGAACCACCGGGTCTCCACCCGGGCAGGCAGGAGGAAGAGGCAGTCGCACCCGTCGTTCACGCCACGCGACAGCCACAGATCCACATCCTTGCCGAAGGGTGGGTTCACGAACACCACTCCCTGGCCGGCGTACTGATTCCACGACCGCAACCCGTCCAGCGTGTAGGCTGGCGCACACCGTAAGGGATGCTTCGGGTTGGGGCATGGGTCGAACACGAACGGGCCATACCGTTGGAGCACATGTTTGGGTGTGCACCATGTCGTCTTCTTGGGTACGGTCGTTTCGTGGTGCTTGCGCTTGGTTTCTTTAAGGCTTATCTGCACCTGGGGTTCCTTTCATTCCCATCATGAGTTCTTCTGCGTAGCTGATGCCGATCTCCAGGCTGGCATCGTCACGGGCGAACACCCACAGTGGCTGCGATCCGGGTCGGGGCATCTTCTTCAGCTTCAATCCGAAGTTGCACCGGAAGCGGTCGGGCCGGAATCCCTGCGGGGCTTCTCTGGGCTCGACCGTCATGAAGCCGGCGCTGGATGACTTCACGTGCAGGAAGATGTGTCGCTGGAACTGATACACGTTCACGGGCGTTTGCTTCCCACCTTGGGATCGTACACCCACGCAGAACGCTTCGAGTCCCAGCGATATTCACTGCATCGGAGCGGGGCGATGGGCCCTGCGGGGTCGTCCCACACCACCAGGGTAGGCACCTGGGAGCCGTGCTCCTCCCCGCAGAGATGTCCACCGATGCACTCGCCGTAGAACGGCAGGGTCGACAGCTTCATTGCCTTCCTTTCAGAGAGTCCAGGGCCAGGGACAGCATCCGCCAGTTCCCGATGGGCGTCGATCCGGTCTCCCACTTGGTCAGGGTGATTCGCGTCACGCCAAGAGCCTCAGCCAGTTCACCCTGCGTCATCCGTAGGTCGTACTTCCGGATGTGTCGCAGGGCTTCCGGTGGGGGCATCATTCCTTCACCAGGGGTGAGACGGTGTTGGCGATGTCATTGAGCGCGTGAGTCAGCATCTTGGGGTGGCGGATGGTGATCGTGCCACGCTCCCACCGGGCCACGGTATTCCACGGCACACCGAGGAGGCCACCGATCTCTGTCTGGGTCATGTTCAAGGTGCTGCGCACTTCGCGCAGGCGGTCGGATGCCGCCTTCTGTAGTTCCGGGCTGGGTGCCTTCATGTGTCTGTTCCTTTTCTGCGCAGGACGAATACATTCCACGTCCATGCAAGGTGTTCTTGTGGGGTTTGGGCCTTGTCGGCCTGGACCTCACAGTGCTTTGCGATCCGCTCCAGTAGCGGACCAACGTCTCGAGGATTGTCTGGGAACTGGAGTCCCCGTTTTTTGGGTGCCATGCCAGGGTTATACCGTGTGACCTATACGCGGTCAACCCCCATCTCGGCGTAGCGTCGGGTGATCTCCCGCTCCACATACCATGCGGCCTTCTTCAGGTCTTCGATGGCATCCTTCTTGAGATCCGCCCGCCAGATGTACTTCATCGCGTTGCCCAGGTTGAAGTTCATGTGCTCCACCACGTCGATGCACTCCACTCCGGATGGGTGTCGGTTGTAATGGGTGGGGTGGTCTACGTTGTCAGGCATCATTGATCTCCAGTCAGGGCCCGGAAGCGGTCCAGCATTTGTTTGTATCGATCCTCTGCATCGTGGCTCATGAGGTCACCGTGTGATTCGTACCACGCCTGCAGTTGGTGGGTGGCCTCGTTGAGGGCTTCCTTGAGGGCCGGGTTCTCGGTGGCGTGGCGCTGGAGGGTGCGTAGGCGATTCTTGTCACGCTCATCCAGGGACCAGAACGCCATGAAGCCACAGCCCCCGTCTTTGGGGTCACAGAAGATGGCTGGCGTCGGCATCCGGTGGTTCCACACATCCTCCCCGCAGACAGGGCACGGCCCAGGTTTATCGCTCACGTCAGTGCTCCTTGCTTTGCGGCCTGGCGGGCTTCGTGCCGGGCCTTGAGTTGTTTGCTGATATCGACCAGTTCCGCTTTCGTCGGGGGGTAGCAGTACCCGTAGTGGTCGGACACGTACTTGGTGATCCGGATGTACCTGCACCGCAGAGCGTCGATGTGCAGCCGGCGCTCCTGGTAAGGCCTCTCCATTTCCTTGTATATGACAATGATCGCCCGCAGTAGCTGCCACTTCGTGTACTCCTCCAGGGGGCGGATGTGCGTCTTCAAACACCGTGGCAGGTGCGGCTTCCGGGTCTGTTTGCGGCGGTCCATATCAGGCTCCCTTCGTGGCGATGACCAAGCCATCCATGTAATTATCGAAGATGATCCGGTTCCACTGCCCCATCTCTGCGGCTGAGGGACTGTGGGGCCCGTGCCACCAGATATCGTCTGGAGTCCCAGCGATCACAGGGATGTGCCCGTTGCTGATGTGGCCCAGGGTCTCGAGCACCCACATGGTGTTGGGCAGGCCTCGGCCCGTGGACAGCGGCACCTCATCGTAGGGGTAAGGGTAGTTCAGGGTCAGGGAGAACGTCTCTGGGACGTTGCCCTCCACCACCATGCGGAAGTGACGCCGGATGATCGGCAGGCTGTGGGTTGGTTTGGTGTCAGGCATCGGGGGCAGTCTCCCGCAGGAGGGCGACGATGTCGGATGTAGAGATCGCGATCATGTCGTCCAGGGTGGACAGGTAGTAGAACGCATCCCCAAGGCGGGGGTGGATATCCGTTGGTAGTGTCGAGTCCGGGATCCGGCTGCCGGCTGCCAGGGCGGAGGCGTTGCCGAGGGCGAACTGCCAGGCCTGCCGCGCGAGGGCCCGCTGCTTGGTCTTGGATGGTACGGTGAACGGGCTCATGCCTGTGCTCCTTCCTTCGGCTGAGGCGAGGGGCACCGGGTCATGAGCACCCGCTGCCATCCTTCGATGATGATGAATCGGGTGCCCTGGCGGTCGGCCACCACACCCATGTCCCCGGATCCGTCCCGCAGATAGCAGGCGATGGTGAAGCCATTCTCGGTGGCCCAGTCGCAGGCGGGCTGCTTGGTGGGGTGGGTGTCGATGAGGTGGGGCTGCGTCACCTCCACCGCGTAGAACTGGCGCATATACGCTTCGTGTTCGATGGGGCTGGCATACGGTGCCCGGGTCTTGGACACGTAATGCGTTCCGGGTCTGGTGATGTCGATGGAGACGTAGGTCTCGGGCTCGTGATGGTACATCGGGTTCCTTTCATCAGGGGACTGGAGTCCCAGTATTTTATGCGTGGTGCCGGGGTTGGTGCCGGGGCTCACATCACTCCGGCGGCTCGGCAGATACCCTGCACCTCCGGCTTGCCGCAGGCCTCGCAGCGGTAGCCCTCGGCATCGGGCTCACACCCGCCCTGGATGTGTGCGCAGGACCCGCAGATCCCCTCCAGGGTGCGACCCATCATGGAATCCTCCACCATGGCGTGGGTGATGCCCGGGGCGATCTCCTCGGTGGGGTCGGTGGGCTCGGGCTCGGGCTCGGGCTCGGGCTTGGGGGTGCATGGGGTGAAGCGTTCCGACCGGTGCAGGTTGTCCAGGATGGTGTCCATGCGGTGGCACGTGCGCAGCAGTTTCTGGATACCACGTACCGCGTCACGCAGGCGACGGGTGGCCGTATCGTGGGGGCTCATGCCGGCGTGACATGCATTGATGGACGCGGGGTACTTCCGGTCCAGGTAGCGGGCGATGTCCATGGCCGCACGGTGGGTCACGGTGGCGTGGTAGGCCTCGAGACGCAGCATGATGAGACCGGACGCGGCGTGGGAGATGACCCACTCCCGGGACTGACGCCGGCCCTCCGGGGTGTGGGGGTTATGGACGAACAGCCCGCCCACGTGGTAGCCGGGGATCTCCACCTGATGGGTGCCCTTGCTGGCGGTGCGGAAGGTGAGGAGGTTCTTGGTGCGTTTCATGGTCAGGTTCCTTTCGGGGCTTAGGCGTCTTGGTTGTTGATGATGGTCATGGCCGGGCTGAAGAACACCTCACGGCCGCACTTGGTGCACCGGCACTTGTAGTTGTCGTCCGCGTCCTTGAAGGTGTCGTGCTTGGTGCTCTTGTTGCACCGGCCGTTACAGCGGCGGTCGAAGCTCGGGTTGTCGTCCATCCAGTCGTCTTGGTGGCTCATCGTTGGGTTCCTTTCATCCCATGTCTGTATGTGTTATACACTACGGCATAGGGTGGGTCAATAACCTTTTTCGATTTTTTTCTTCACTTTTTCCGGAGCAGTTCCAGCAGGGTTGCGCACCCATCCTCGGTCAGGCGGATCATCGTGTCGCCTGCGGTCACGGGACCATGCGGCACACCGTGCTCTTCCAGCAGTTCGGACAGTTCGGCAGCAGTCTCCTCCTGCTGCTCCAGCAGGTCAGCGGCCTCACGCCGGGCCTGGCACTCCGCTGCAGGGACGATCCAGTAGCGGATGTCGGACTTCGGTCGGGCACCCTTGTGCTTGCGGCGGCGCTTCACGACCCGGTCGATGTTGGGCGCACGGCGCAGGGTCCGACGCCACTGGTGCACGTCTTCCAACTGAACCGGGGTCTCTTCCTGGTCGATGCCCAGGTCGGCTGCGATGGCATCCATGACCCGTTCCCGCAGGGTGTGTAGGTGCAGGGCGTCCCGCTCACTGGTGGCATCCTCCTCCTGCAGGATGTCCAGGATGTAGCCGAGGAGATCCTTGTCGGGCATGTCGGCGGTGGTCAGCACGTGGTAGTTCTTGGCGTGGGTGTTCATGGTGGGTTCCTTTCTGGGGATCCAGTTGTTTAGTTGGTGGTCTTGGGGGTGATGAACAGGGGATGCACGTTGTACTGGCGTCCATCCTGGTCGCGGTGCACAACGTAGTGGCTGCCGGAGGTGTCGACGATGGTGCCGGTGAACCGGCCCTGCTCTTCCCAATCGACAACCACGCGGGTTCCAATCATCAGGCGCTTCTTCTCTTCGGTGCTCTTCATCGGTTGGGTTCCTTTCATGAACCATTGTTTAAGTCTGTATGTCTTATACCACTGGGATAGGTGTAGGTCAATACCCTTTGTATAATTATTTTGGATCAAAGCAAACGCAGGCGATCCTCGATTGATTCCACCCGCAGGCGGGCTTCGAAGATGCGCGAGAAGTCGTGGTCGGTGCCCCGGCTTCTACGCTCCAGCAGGGCCAGGTCTTCGCGGGCACCCAGCAGTTCCCATTCTGCCTGCTCCTGTGCTGTGCTCTTCATGTTGTCCAGTTCGCTGCTCATGTCGTTCCCTTTCTGGGGGTGTTGGTTGTTGTGTGGTGGTGGCTGTTCACCAGGGCCTGTGGTAGCGGGCATCCTCGAGCCGGCCCTTGGTCAGGCTGTTGGCGGTGGTGGTGGCCTCATCCCGCAGGAGTTCCTCAAGCTCCTCGTCCATGGGCGGGTTGTCCACGTCGGTGGAGAACGTCTGCCCAGGTCCCGGGAAGGACACCTCGGTGTCCAGGTAATCCGGGTGGTCACCATGCACCGTCACCCACACCTCATACTCCTGCTGGCCGTCAGGGGCGTTGTGCACGATGGGGCTGTCCACCTCACATGCGTCGATGGTGATATTCATGGTGAAGCCCAGGCCCGCGCCGAAGTCGATGGTCTCTTCCTCGAAGATGATGGTCTGCATTGTCGTTCCCTTTCTGCAGGAATGGGCTGGTTGGTTGTGCCGTCCAGCGATTGTTGTCATAGCTGTGTTATACAGGATGTCTTGAGGCTTGCAAGATAATTCGGTGGGCTGATGTCGATTTCCAGAAATTTAATCGAGATTTATTTCACGATTAGAGAGGGCTCGGGGTGCGTCATGTATTGGGGCTGGGTGATGGGGAGAGGGGATCCGGTTGGTGGGTGGTGGGTGGTCGACATAATTTGTGGTAAAAATGAGGGAGGGAAATGTAGGGTGTGGTCGGGTGTTTTTGTGGTAAAAATGGAGAAGGGTTTTGAGGGGGAGAAATGTAGGGTTATACGTAGGGTTGGTCCGTGCGGACAGATGGTGTTTTGAGGTGGGTGGTGGTGGTTAGTACGTGGTGTTAGGTGGTCGAGAAACTTTGTGGTAAGAATGGGGGTTTGTAGTTCGTAGTGTAGTTTGGGAGGGGTGGTTTTTACCACGTCTAGGGGGGTAGTGGGTGTGTTTGTGGTGGAGGGCGCGGGCTTTTTTAGGTGTTGGAATTAGGAGGAAGAGAGGTCGACTTACTTTATGGTAAAAAAAAGAATTGGGTCTATATATAGAGAAGGTGAGTAGAAATTGTTTGGCATACCTACACTGGGGGTACAGGTGTGGTAAAAACTGAATCCACGTATAGCTGGGTGATGACGGGGAATTGTGGTTGGGAAGGGGGATTGGAATGTAGGTTGCTCTTCGTGTGTGTGGCGCGTGGGTGTGGGCGTGGGGGTGAGCGTGGGCTTGCGCACCAGGGTGGGTGTTGGTAGGGTATGGGTGAGGAGGACGCTATGTCCGCTGAGGCTGAGATTCAGCAGGCTAAAAGCAGGGGCCATAAGTTCCAGCCCGGTAACCCGTGGGCGTTCAAGCCAGGACAGAGCGGTAACCCAGGGGGTAAGCCCAAGGGCACGGTGTCCATCATGACGCACGTGCGTCGGGCACTGGCTGAGAAGCAGAAGGATGGACGCACCGGTGCAGAGCTACTGGCAGACAAGATGCTCGAGCTTGCTGAGGCAGGTGAGTTCAAGTTCCTCAAGGAAATCGTGGACCGCATGGATGGACCCATCGTGCGGGAGACACAGAACACCAACACGAACATCAGCACCAACGTGGCAGATATGCTGCGCATCGCAGCGCAGAACCAGGGTGGGGTAGCCAAGGCGGTGGACGCTACGGTCACCGATCCGGATCCGGTTGTCGAGGCTCCCCGCCAGGGTGGGCTCATCGGAATGAAAAAGAAAAAGAAGCAGGGATCCACTTGAACCCAGGGTGGGGTAACCGGGGTGGCTTCCACACCCGGGGTGGATCCGGTGTGGGGGATCCACTTCGAAAATAGGATCCACTTTTGGATCCACTTCGTCGCCTGTGGTGAGATAACTTTCACGCTCGGTGTCAAGGATATTCCTGGCATCGAGCGTATTTTTTTGGTGGCTGTGGTTGATGGGTCACCAGGGAAATGTCAACAGGGTAGCTCAAATAATTTGAGTCTTTTCGGTGAGGGTCGATGGCTGTGCGTGGTGGCTGCGGCTGCACCCTGCCCGCCAGAGATGGGCAGATGTCCAGGAGCACGGGTTGCGTGGCCGTGGCTGCACGTTTGTGTGTTGGGTGGTGGTGGGGGTAGGGCTGAGTCGTTTGCGTTGCGTGGTGGGCACGGGAGCAGGGCTCCTCGAGTCCCTCGAGTCCCAGGCCCATGCCTCGCATGCCTCAGTGCTATGGGTGTGTGGTGTGGAGTGCTGTCGAGTCCTCGAGTCCCAGGCCGCATGCGCGTATGCCTCGAGTGGGGCCTCGAGTCCCAGCCTCTCTAGTGCCATGCCTCGAGTCCTGGAGTCCTCGAGTCCCAGCCTCGGTGCCTGCATGCCTGGCCGCATGCCGTGCCGGATTATACCACATGTAGGATTCTCCGAATCCCACATGTAGGAAAATCCTACATGTTGGAAAATCCTACATGTGGGATTTTCCTACACTGACAATTTTTGGCGTATCGATACGGTCGT